AATATATTGGAACTGGATCAGATATTACCAATAATACTGCTGGTGTTGTACAATCTAATGAAGTTAATGAGTTAAACGGTGGTAGGGTTTACTATACTTCTCAGGACCAATCTGGTAACTTCAGAGTAGGTGATTTATTCCTTGTAGATCAAGAGCTTGGTAATGTTACCTTCTCGGCAGTTACACAGAATGCTCAGAGCGCCGCAAATATTACTCTGTCAGATGGAACTGGTACAACTAATTTATATCCAGCTTATATTGAAACTGGCAACCTCAGACTTTCTGGCAATACCCTAAGCTCCAACAGTGGTCAAATTATTCTTGATCCATCAGCGGATGAAGATATTGTTTTGAATGCTGAGGTTATCTCGCCAGAGAAAATTTTCTTTGATTCTGGCAAAGTCTTTTCACTTGGCAAATCAGCAGTAGGACAAACTAATTTCTATCTTGGAAATAATGTTCAAGTTGGTGTTTCCTCTTATGGATATTTTTCAAATAAAAATATTGGAGTTAATAAAAAGTCATTAGATACTATAACTATTGCTGATGCTGGAACTGGATATACTCCAGGAATTTATAGCGCAGCTATATTATCAAATCCAGATTCTCCCGCAACTGCAACTGCAACTTTAAAGAGTACTGGATTAATCTCCACAATAACAATCACAAACCCTGGATCACTTTATACACTATCTCCAACAGTAACAACTTTACAAGCACCTGTATCTGGATCGGTTTCATTTTCTGTAGTAAGAGGATCTGGAGGAGGAATTGGAGTTATTGGAATTTCCAGTGGAGGATCTGGATATGTTAGTCCAACCGCCACTGTTCCAGATCCACCAAATAATATATTTGATGCAAGTTTAATTACTGGAAACACAATAGATTTAACAATTGTACATTTCAAAAATAACGATGCAGTAATTTATGATTCAAATGGCAATTCAAGTATTGGTGGATTGACTAGTGGAAATACTTATTATGTAAGAAATAGAGATCTTGATAATGATACGATTCAGTTATCAGGCTCTCCTGGGGGTCCTGTTATAACTTTAACACCTCCACTAACACAAGAACAACATTATATAAGAGGTACTACTGCATTAATTACTCCAAATGTAAGTGGTGGAAGTATTACTAGCTTTACAATCAATAATCCTGGAACTGGTTATATCGTTGGTATTCCAATCAACATTACCTTAAGTGAAACTCCAGCATCTCCAGGATCATTCACAGTTAATATTGGTAGTGAAATTAGAGAAATTAATACTTCTGGAGCTGGAGAATTTTCTTCAGTGCCAACTCTGATAATCACACCACAAGCACTCGACTCTGGAACTGGAGCTGCAGCTACAGTAGATGCACTAAAATATGAACTGAATACTATAACTTTAAATTATAATGGTTATGGTTATTCAAAAGTTCCATTTGTTACGTTTTCTGGAAATCCAGACATAGATGCTGTTGCTGATGCAACCTTAGATATTGAAACTGGGTCTATCTCGGAAATAACTTTAACTTCTCCTGGATCTGGTTATTTAACAGCACCAACAGTATCAATTGTTGGTGGAGCTGGATCAGATGCTCAAGCCTCTATTACGGTATTGCCTGTCGCTGGTAATATTCTTTCAAATGGATCTGGATATAGAGCTGGTACATATCCAGCAGTAGCGTTTACTGGTGGAACTGGAAGTGGAGCAATAGCAACTTTCTTTGTTCGTGGTTTCTTTGGAACTATAACTAATGCTGGAAGTGGATATACAAATGGGACATATCAACAAATTGACTTATTCAACACTCCAACAACAACATATACAGTAACGGTTGCACCAAGAACGAAACTTGATATGTCTGGTTCTGGAATTACTGGAACAATTAATGTTGGTGATACTGCAAATAATGGTTCTGGAGTTACTGCAACAGTAACCTATGTTGGGTCTAACTTTGCATTTGTTGATCCAGCAACAATATCTGGAGGAACATTTAGTCAAGGTAATATAGTTACATTCACTAGTGGTGGATCTGGAACTTTGCAGGTTACCCCAATATCACCCAATAGATATTTTATTAATGGGCAAGAATCTCCAGATCTTACCCTCATAAAAGGAAATACATATCGTTTCGATTTGTCAAGTCCAACCGTATCTAATCATCCATTTGTTTTAGATAGCACTACGTCTACTGATCCGAATTTTGTAGTCAAGACTGTTGGGGCAGCTGGAAGTTCAGGTGCATTTGTCGATATAATAATCAAACCAACCGCTGCTACTTCTTCAAATACTGTATTTTATACATGCACAGTTCATGGAAGAAGCATGTCGGAAGATGCATATATTGACATTATTTCTGGAACTGTTGGATCGTATGGAAGTGGTGGACAAATTAATGTCACCGCTTCTGCTGGTTCCGTAAGTAGTGTTAGTTTTGCAACACAGGGATCTGGATACAAAGCTGGAGATGTTGTTTCTGTACCGAATGGATTGATAGGGGGAGGAAGTGGATTCTCTTATACTATTGATGGTAATGATACTGGTATTAGTCAAGTAACGAATATTCAATCGGCTGGATCGGGATATACAGTTGCAGACATATTATCTGTTTCAGACTCTAATGTTGGATCTGGTGGCGGAGCTGGATTCCAGTTTACAGTTACTGAGGTTGGATATGTAAGTTCCGCAGTAGTTACTAGTGGCGGTAATACATTCTACCCAAATCAAACAATATTGTTTGATCCACAGAATTTTGCTGGATTAGGATCAGGATCAAATTTATCCCTATTAGCAAATACAGTTAATACTGAATCAATTATTGAATTGAAAAATGATGGAGCAATAGTATCAGATATTTACAATATTTCAGCGTCTGGTACTTTTACAACTTCATCTGGATCAAATAGTTCTTCTTTGGGAACTTCTGGTCTTACAACAACTGGAAATATAACCGCAAGTGGATCTTTAAATATTTTATCAACTGCTTCAATTACTGGAAGTTTAACAGTAAATGGAACTACAACATTAAGTAATAATCTTACTGCGAATGGTTCCAACAATCAGATCAATAATGCACTTATTGATCTTCAAAATGGATCTGCAGCGTCTCCATCTTTAAAATTTGAAAACTCTCTTACAACTGGTTTGTATAGAGATTCGAGTGATGTTCTAGGATTTTCTATCTCTGGTACAAAATCTCTCTCTTTAAGTTCAACTGAACTTAGAACAATAAACGATTTAATTGTTGATTCTTCTTTTGCAACCGTAAGTCCATTTTTTAAAGTAGATTCTATTGGAGAATCAGTAGATATTGGAACATTTACAAGTGGTCTTAGAATTACTAATGCTGCATCAATTGAAGCTATTGGATCAAATCAAGATGTAGATATAACTCTTATTCCTTTAGGGGAAGGAAATCTTCAATTAACTGGTGGTCTGAATAAAGATTTCTTAATTACCGATGGATCCTCAGAAACATTCAGAGTAGATACTGAAAGTGGTAATACTACAATTAAGGGAAATTTAAAGGTAAATGCAAATTTACAATTAGAAGATAACATTATTTCAAATATTGGGACAACTGCTACCACTTCATTTGGTCAAATTATCACAGTAACAGCTACTGGAACTGGAACTGGATTTACCACTGGTACATACACAAATGTAACTTCCACAACTAATGGTAGTGGATCTGATGCAACTTTCAACGTCACTGTTGCTGGTGGAGACATAACAACAATCTCTGTTTATTCTGGCGGAGCTGGATATAACGAAGGAGATACTATCACATTAAATTCTGCAACAATTGGTTCTGGTTCAGGTAAGACAATCACAGTAACCGATATCGAAGGTGCTGGTATTGTCATTAAACCCCAAGTTGGTAAGAATGTTAAGATTGATTCAACAGCGATGTTCGTTGTTCCTTCTGGTAATACCAACCAAAGACCTACATCTGGGGATCGACAAACAGGTGGTATTAGATTCAACACTCAACAACAACAATTTGAAGGATATAATGGACAAGACTTCGTTTCTCTTGGTGGAGTCCGTGACGTAAACCAGGATACATATATCCTTACCGAGCTTTCCCCTGGAAGTAATGAAGATACATTCTTCTTCTACAATCAGGGCATCAATAGTCTTGATATTGTACAAGACAAATTCAAGCTTTATACAGCAAGAACTTTTGAGACTAGTGGAACTTTAGTTCTTGACGGAGTTTCTCTTGGATCTGATCCTTTGGATGTCCGCACACTTGGATCATCAGTTTTAAGAGTAAGATCTAGAAAAGACGTAGAAATTACAAATGGACTTAGATTCAAGTCGGTTCCAGTTCTGGGCGAAATTGCTACTATCGGAACAGTAACTTCTGGAGCTGGTGTTTATACACCATCGCAAACATCTACGGTTACATCAACTTCCCAATTTGAAGGATCTGGAGCTACATTCACAGTTATAACTGATGGTGCTGGATCTATTCTAAGTGTAAGTCTTGTTGTTCCAGGATCCGATTATGAGGTAGGTGAAATTATCACAATTGCAGGTTCTCTCCTCGGTGGGACTACTCCAGCAAATGATGTAACTTTCCCAGTTGCAACTATTACAAATACAACTCCTGCATTTACCAGACTTGATATTCTTCAACAAGATTATATAACTCAACTCGATTCAAAACCATTCCTTTCGCTTGATGCAAATGGCGCAGAAGCTGCGTGGAAGATCAATCGTGGTTGGAATGCTGGCACTGAGTCATATCTGACCGTATTTGATAGCACTGCTACATTCATGGAACTGAATGATTGTAGAGTAGAGGGTGGTCAACTCTCTTCCTTCGGAGCAAACGCAACCATCGTTCAGTTCAATAAGACAGCGTATAAGGGTGCTAAGACACTTGTAACAATTGAGAGTAATGATGGTAAAGTACACATGCTCGAAGTAACCACAGTTTGTGCTGCAGCTGGTACTACTGCATATGCAACTATTACCAACTCAGTAACTTCTAGTAATGATCTTGTGGATGCAAGTGTGACAGTTGTTGGAAATAATGTCAATATTTCCATCGCAAAATCAAGTGCGGCAACATCGTCAACATCTTTCACTGGTAGATATACAACCACAAAGGTCAAGGTATAAATAACCTAAGGTAATCTAAAGTCATGGCAATTAAGAATTTTTCGTCAATTGGTGGCTTTGCAGTAGGTTCTACAGAAGTACTCAGCACAGAGTATGCACTGAAGAATATTTCTGCTATGCATATGACTAGCGATCAGTTTGCTGATGCTAACAAAGATACTTACATCACAAAAGCTCAAACTAATTCGGTACTTAATACCAATCAGTTGACTTTAGATGGTACTCAAGCACTTGCAACGAATTCACCAGCGTTAGCAAATGATACTGTTTCCTTTATTACTGCAAGAATTTTTGGACAGGAAACAACAACAAATACATATGTATATGCAACTCAATTTGAAGTTATTGTTACTACAAATGGATCTGGTGTTTCAACTGTAGCATCTGTATATGAAAATGTAATTCGTCAAAATTTACCTGGACAGGAACAGTGGAGTGTAACTCCAGATCCTTTTCAAATTGGTGGAGCACCATTTTTTACATTTGAAGTTGAATCTGTTACATCATCATCCACTGTTAAGTGGATTGGAATATTAGAAATCACAGTCGTATCTTAAGGATTCGGAGCACATAAATGAGTCTGAGAATTAATTCTGAACAACAGAGAATTGAAGGTTCAGGTAAAGTTGCCACTGGAAGTTGGGTAAATGCCACTTATTTTAGAGTTGGCACTACTGTAACAGTAATTTCAGTTGGGCACGGATTCATCGATACCGAAGAACTTGAGATTGATATAAACTCTGGTGGAGCTACAAGTGGCAACTATACAATCACTGTAGTCAACTCAGATTCATTTACTTTTACAGATGCTGCAAGTGGTACAATTACTGCAGGAAATACACTTGCATATAGAATTAGACGTTCCTTAGTCATTAATGCTAGTGATAAGCTTGGCATCACTGTTGGAAGTGGAGTATCAGAATCCAGTGCTCTTATTGTAACTAAGGATAATCTTGGTGATGTTCGTATTGGTATTAATAATACAAATCCACAATTCGAACTGGACGTTGAAGGTCAAATCAGAACGACTCGTTCGATCATTTCAGATACTGCAACGATTATCAATCTGGATATTGGTACAATCGTTAACCCAGCACTGAATCTTCGTGCTCCCAATTTACTTAACTTCCAGGACACTGATATAACGAGTCCAACATACCTGCAAACTTTCCATCCAACTGCAGATACTCCTCCTCTGAGTGACCAATCGAGACGTATTGCTACTACAGACTTCGTGTATCGAGTTGCTACTAACGATACTGGTGGACGTGTTTACGTTTCATCGACTATTGGTGATGATGATAATGATGGTAGATCGGCAGCTAGACCTCTTAGAACCATTAAGAAGGCAGCTCAAGTTGCTTATGGATTGCAGAAGGCAACTCCAGATCCAAGTGATGAATATGTTTCGATTATCGTTTCTGGTGGAGAATACTTAGAAGATAACCCAATCTCACTGCCAAGAAACTGTTCTCTTATTGGTGATAACCTACGTCGTGTAGTCGTTAGACCATCTAACCGTGATCGTCACATGGTTAAGGCATCTAACGAAACTTATATTAATGGAGTTACGTTTAGAGACGCACTACAGAATCCAAACGATCCCAATAGTGCAACGCTTTATACTTGGAAATATGCTTTCGTATTTGACGATAAGCAGCGACTCTACTACGAGCCAGAAGTAAAGCAAATTCCAGCAGTTCCTGGACAGAAGTTCCAGGGAGAAAACATTCAACTGTTAACGTTTAGAGATAATACTGGCAATAACACAAGTCTTCTCCCTGGTTTTGCACTTACAAATGAGGGAGGATCTCTCACTGCTATAGTTAAGGCAGTAACATTTACTGGACCAGTAGCTTCTCCGTATTCAACTGGTAGCGTAACCGTTTTAGTTACATCTGGAAATAATGATGTATTTTCTAGTGTAGATACAATTTACTATGCTCCAACTTTAGGTCAAGTTGTAAATGATCCAAATAACCCACCAACTTCTCCTAATGCTGCTCTTGTTGACGTAGAGTCTCTGAGACCAGAGCTTGAAACTATTTCTAACCAAATTTATCAGCACACATTTGATTCTGAGAGAGAAACTCTCCTCTTAAATGCATCAAATGTAAATGCTACAACTGATGTATTGACCGTTAATGGTCACGGATTATTCACTGGTGCTGCTGTACATTATGATAATGATGGTAATACTAGCGTTCCAGGATTAGTCCACAACTCTGTATATTATGTTCGTGTCTTAACTGCAAATACTTTCGAACTTTACGATAGCTTTGCAAATGCAAACTTTGACGCATCTTCAACTACAAAGCAGGGTTTAGTTGATATTACTGCTGTAGGATCAAATACAATTCACTATCTGACCTTTGGCAAGGTAATGCCAGAGTCAAACAATATCTATATTCTCAATCACCAATTTGAAACTGGAGATCAGGTCATCTATCGTGCCAGTAAGATGGGCGCTATTGGTGGTTTTTCTGACGGTACAACATATGCTGTTTATGTAGAAAATTCTAATTGGGTTAGAATTGCAACAAGTCAGGCAAACGCAACTAGAAAAAATGCATCTGGTCAAGATGATCCAATCACTGTAGATATTACATCTGCTGGAAAGGGATTCCAAAGATTTGATCTGAATACCAGAGTTCTTGCTATTGCCAATATCAATACTTCTCTGACAACTCAGCAGACATATTCTGGTCCAATTGTTAATCTTGGATCAACAACTTATCATGATTATGAAGTTGGTCAGGAAGTTTATCTCTATGGATTCCAAAGTTCAACAATTAACTTTGGTGCATCAGCAGCATATTCATATACTCAAAATGGAACAACAATCCAGTGTACAATTACTGGAGTCGATACAACATTAGTTAATGCATTCTGGGGCAACTTAACTACTCTGGGAGAAGCTGGTCTCAAATTTACATTCACTACTGGTGGAGCAACAACTAAAGTTTATCACTGTGATACATTCACATCTGGCACTACTTTCCCAACTCTTCCTGCAGGAACTGTCCTGGGTATCGCTAGAGGTTCTTATAGCTCTGGAACACAAACAGTCAGATTTACACTGAATGCACCAGACTCGGCAACTAGAACTGGAACATTTAGTGTTCAAGATAACATCGAAGATCTGAACGGAAGAAAGTATATTACTCATAGAATTGAAAGACCAGATGGTTTCTCAATTGCTTTTGTTGTAAGGGGTTCATATTCTCGTTTTGGAACTGCTATTGATGTTGCTGGTGATCAGCAAGTTGTAGCGGCAAACAACTATGTTCTTGCATCTCTTAGAAACTCTCCATATGGATTTACTGCAGTAAATCAAACTGATCGTTATAGAGATGGTGCAGAGGCTATTAAGGTAAACCAAGAGTTTATCGCAGAAGAGGCATATGCAGCAATTAAGTCCCATCATACTTCCTCAAGCACAAGAGGAACTCAGATTTCTATTGATGGAACTTCTTACTCAAGCATCTCTGCAAATACAAGATCTGGATCATATAGCATCAGTGGTCAAACTCTCACTTTAACCACCCCCCTGGGTCATGCAGGATACGCTCTGCAAACATATAGTTTTAATTGGAGTGGAGCTCTCGCAGACGGTAATTATCAGGTAGCAGATACCCCAGACTATAGAACTCTTACAATTAATCTTGCAAGCCTAGCAAATAGCGGAGAAAGTGGAACTGTAACGTTCACCACTCCACTTCCACATGTAACTCCTGGCAGCAAACCAAGAGCAGATCGTTATGCAGATTCTTCATCTCTGATTCTTGCTAACGCTGTAATGATTGCAGAAATGGCAGTTGAAAGAATGGTTGCTGAGCAATCATTTACAATTCCAACTGGTAAGCAATCTTGCAAAGATGATACAGTTGACTTCTTAAAAGCACTCTCATATAACTTAACTTTTGGTGGTAATGATCAAGTTTATGATGCTGCCAAATACTATATTGATGGAGCTCATGTAGTTGGAGAAGAGAACCAGTCAGTAATTGTCTTCAACTATGCTAGAGATCTTGCTATTGCAGCGATGCGTAATGAGACCTTCAGTTCTGCATTTACAACTTATAACCTCGGTGCATACACTCAGGTTAAAGATACAAGCATTACACTTGATATTCAAAATCCATCTTGTCAGGATGTAGCATCAACAATCACTACTCTGACCGCTATTGTCACTCAAGCAATTGGTAGCACTGGATCACCAGGAAATCTCACTGGCATAACAAGAACCTATGCAGATGGAGATCAGCAGTGTATCGATGATATCGTCAAAGTTTTGAGAGCATGGCAGTATGACCTTCGCTATACTGGTAACTCAGCAACTGCAGAAGCGGCTAATAAGTACGTTGGTGCTGGAGTTCAAAACTTTATTGCTAATGAGGTTGCTTTCTCAAGACAAGTTTATGCATATGCAAAACTTCTTGCTAAGAAGTCAATCAATTCACATCTTGATGATGGAAGATTCTCCCAGATTGTACCAGTTGCAAATAGTGCAGTAACGGTAGATTCTAATGCTCCAGAGTGTGCTAACGTAACTTCTGCACTTACAACTCTTTGGACTGCTTTAGACAGTGCAATCTTAAACAATTCTGCTATTACTAACATTACATATCCAGATCCAATTCTTACTGAACTTGGATCTAGTGCATATAACTTCGCTCTTGTCAATACTTTCTTAGATCTTCCAATTATTGAAGCATCTCCATATATTCAAAACTCTTCTCTGATTTCATTTGAAGGTGGATCTGGTTGTGAGATCGACGGAGCTAAGGTATCAACTCCAAACGTTCCTCGTCCAGGATTGAAAATAGATGGTCAAGGCAATACTGTAGCTCTCTATGATCCACAAGGTAAGTCGATGGTTGCGTCGGCATTTACCATTATCTCTTTCGGTGGTACTGCATACAACATTCTAAATGATGGTTATACACAACTTGTTTCTGTGTTTGCCATCTTCTGTCAGGACGGTATCGTTTGCCAGTCTGGTGGTTATGCATCTGTAACAAACTCTGCGTCTAACTTTGGTACATATGCTCTGCGTGCTACTGGTTATCGCTCAGAACCATACTCATTTGATATTGCTCAAATTCTTTCCATCACCAACCAGGTAGATGGAAATGGTACACAAACTGGAAGGCAAGAGATTAGAATCAGTGGACCAGCGTTAACGAATATCCCAGTTGAAGATTATATTATTAAAATTGATGGATATGAAAATACTAATCCAGCTCTTGAATTTATTATCTTACAAACGAAAGATGTTTCTGGAACTCCAGGATCTCAGATCACTGCTACAATTGTAAGCAATCAGGGTCTTGATGTTACAAATACCTCAACTGGAACCAGGTATGCATATTCACTCGGAAATATTGCTGGCGGAACCAGCACACCACTGGTAAATGCGACGATTAAATTACATAGACCATCGGTAGTTAACTCATCTTCTCATACTTGGGAATTTGCTGGATCTGGAAACAGTTATGCTGCTCTACCACAGAACGGTGGATTTGGTAGAGGATCTGCATTTGAGGCAAGAGAAGAAGAGTATGGTCAGGTATATACATCGGGTACTAACGAATTTGGTGACTTTAAGGTAGGTAATTTTGTTACTATCTTCAATAGAACTGGTGCTATCAGCTTTGTTGGTACTGTTGCAATTTCAGAACTGACATCAATTAAGATTACTGGTGGGGATATTACCATTAATGGATTCTCTGCAGATGATAATCTTGGTGGTGCATTTGCATCAGATGCTCTGCTACCTACTCAGGCTGCAGTTAGGGATTATATCTCCAACAACCTTGGACCATATCTCAATCAACCATATTCAACAAACGCAGTTCCTTCTGCACTTGTTCAGTTAACTGCAACTGGTAAGATCAATATTGATCAGATCCCAGCACTGCGCCCATTCAATATCACATCAGTTAACTCAACTCAAGAACGTCTTGCTCTTGAAGACGTTGTTGCTGGAGATATTGCGATTGAGACAACCACACAGGTATTTAACGTTGCTCCAGCTGATGTAAATACTTCAACTGAAGAAATTACAATTGCCGCTCATGGACTTACAACTGGCGATGGATTAATCTATACTCAGGGTACAGCTTCTATCGGTGGTATTACAAATGGATCCACTTACTATGCCATAGTCGTTAATGCAAGTACAATAAAACTTGCTGCAAATGAAACAGATGCTGGCACTGGAACTGCAATTAATTTGACTTCACAAGGAACTGGAACTCAGGTATTCACAACTCAAGGTATTGCAGTTTCCTACATCTTAGAAAATGATTTAGATTCTCAGTACATCACATTCACCCCAAATAATACATATACGTTTACGAATGCAGCAATCGTAAATGGTAGTTCGACAGGAGCTACTGGAGTTATCACTGAGTATAATGATGGTGCTGTTTACGAGTACGATATCGATGTTGCTGGCGCATTTTATGCCAACAACTTTGCACTGACTATCAGCGCACCAAATGATACTGTAAATGGTATTCAAGCAGCTGCAACTGCTAATGTATTAAATGGAAGCGTTATATCTGTAACCATCACGAATATTGGTAAAGGTTATTACAATAACCCAGTTATTACTGTTCCAACCTCACCAGGAGGAGCGCAATTTAATGCGTCTATCTCTGCCGCTGTTGAAGGTAGAGTATACTTAGATATTGCAAACAATATCAAGTTTGATACTGGTGACTTTGTACTTGATGGATCTGGAACCAATCTTGGAACTGGTACATACTCACAAACAGCTAGCACAACTATTGTTGTAACTGAGTCTGGTCATGGATTGGCAAATGGTAATCTTGTCTATCTCAATTTTACATCAGGTACTGCTCCAGATGGATTCTATGTAGTTGCTGTCAATAATGCCAACGAGTATACAGTAACCACAAACGCACCTTCGAGTACTAGTGGTAACGTAGAAAGAGAAAGAATCGTAGACATTCTTAGAGTAGTTAATACTTCAGCGGCAGATGCTGCCAACTGGACTCAACTTACTTCTACAAATATTGACGCCACAAATATTGTATCTGGTACAATTGATCCACAACGTCTTGCATCTAGAGGAGTTGCTAACGCATTTACTTTCCTCCGTGGAGATTCTTCTTACGAATATGCATTACAATCAATCAAACCAGAAACTGCTGATGCAATCGTAATTAGTGCTTCAATTACTGATAGTACATACATCGAGAGCATCACTATTGTAAGTGGCGGTACTGGATATACTCCTCAAAGTGGTACTCAAGTTTATCAGAATCTTTCTCTTGCTGGTGGTAACGTATCAGTAAGTTCCGATGATGTAGCTAGAGCAAGTTTCACGGTTACTAATGGTGTCATTACCGCAGCACAAGTAACTGACCCTGGAACTGGTTATAACGGTAACTTTACAGTTACTATTCCAACTGAGCTCGGATCCCCATCTGCTGCAGCAACTCTTACTGCTGTTAAGGGAACAGTCAATCGTGGTTACGGCAACATCAGTATTGATGTTAGAAAAGCAAATGCAAATACCACAAGTACATCTCTGTATGGTAACTATGGTATTTCTAAATTCCGCAAGAGAAAGAGTGATCAATCTCTTGCCAACCAAACAGAAGCTGGTTTTATTGTAACCAATAGTGGAGAAGTTCGTCTCGATCAAGGAACTGGATCTGGTCTGATTGCCGAATTTATTCAGGGTGCTTTTGGTACTTTAAGTGTTGCAAATCTTGTTGATGCAAGTTTGTTTACTCAAGGAAGTATTGATCCTGCTCGTATTGCACAGGGAACTTACAACATCAGCATTAACGGAGAATCAGCTAGCACTGCTCTGTTGAAGCATGACGAAGTTCCAGTAACTTCAAACCCAGCTCCAAGTGCTTCATCTCTTGGTATCGAACTACATTTGAGAAACAACAGTACAGTTTCTCTGAGTGATGGTGGAACCCAAGCAGGTATCCTTACATATAGAAGAAAATCTGCATCCAGCACAAGAGCAGTAACTCAACTTGGATTCACAGATAATAACAATCTTTGGATCCGTGGTGATAGTGGTGGAACTTCCACAACATATTCTTCTTGGTATCAAATTTGGTCATCTAATAATGATGGTGCTTCTTCTGGATTAGATGCAGACCTTCTTGACGGTCAACAGGGTCTGTGGTATCAGTCTGGTCACAATATTGGAGATAGAAGAGGTCACGGAACCCTTGGAGATCCATTCATTCCAGAAGTTCTCGGTAGAGACAAGTATGTTCTGGAAAACTTCTATGTTGCTGGAACGGGCAATAAGTTTAAATTCTATATTCCAAACTTCCATGTAGTCACTGGACCAAGTGGCAACATCGCAAATAGTGGAACTTATACATTATATGAAGATGCTAATGCAACTCAGAATATTGGAACAATAATTGTTGATTCAAATGGTGCAGTACAAGGTACTGGAAATGACGGTAGAATTTATTCAACTATTACTGGATCCTGCACCTTCACTGCTGGAAAATCTGGTAAAGATGTCTACCTGATTGGTCCTGGTGCATCTGGAAGCACAAGATGGACTGTTACTTCTTCTAATGAATTAGTCGCTGGTTCTGCACAGATCTTTGCAGTTAACGATAACGCAACTGGAGCTGGTATTGAATTGGGTCAAATTGGAACTACTTCGGTTCCTACATTTGATTTTAGATCTAGCGGTCAGGCATCTAACTATGACGTTCAATTCAGAGTCTCTGGTGGTACTGCTACTGATGGTGCTGGTACGCTCAGAATTAATGCTGGTGATGTAACTATTAACGGTAATACTGTATGGCACTCTGGTAACGATGGTTCAGCTTCTCAGTTGGACGCACGCTATCTGCAGGGTGCTGAGCCATCAGAAACTGCAACCAATAGTTCTATTGTTAAGAGAACATCAGCTGGTGATATTGTTGCTAATGATTTTAGTGGTGATCAAATTACTCTGACAAATACAGGCACTTCGATCCTCAACCTTGCAGATGCTAATGGTATTACCGTAGGTAAGGCTGCAACAAACTCCCTCTCAGTTAAAGGTAAGCAAGATTCAAATTCTGGTTATCTTCGTTTTGGTAATGACACAAATGATTTTGGATATAATGCTGCAAACCTCGTTTATGGTAATGTAAGGTTCACCACATCAAAAGTTTCTATTGGTAATGCTGCAGCAGTTCAAACCGATGCAATTCTGAGACTTCTTAATGCTGGAACAGATGCAAATGATGTTAACGCTCTTGGATTGGATCAAAACGCTCCATGGATGCGTATTGGTGATGCTGTAGCAAGCAGAACTTTTGGTAATGGTATTGGTATCAAATTGCATGATATAGATACTGCCCACTGGTCTATTGGTCAGTTGAGTGGTTTATTTAGAATTTCTCAAACAAGCAGTAATGGAAATCAACTATTCCCAACAACTAGAACTGATGCTTTAACAATTGCCATAAATGGTAATGTTACAGCTAACGTGAAGATGATATCTCCAACCTTTGAATCTAGCGTTGCTACAGGAACAGCACCATTCACGGTTAGTTCTACTACGGTTGTTACCAACCTGAACGCTGACCTGCTCGATGGTTACTCTGCACTGACGCTTCCGTACCTGGGAGGTTCAACTAATGTTTGGATCACTTCGACTGATGCCCAACAAAGATTCTTCTTTGCTACTGATGGCACAACATACTTTAGAACAGGAGATGATTTTGTTTGGAGATCCGATAATGATAATTGTGTTGCCACATTAACTGATACTGGCACCATGACGCTCGGTGGAAATAGTGGCACCGATTACTTCCAGACAACTTACGCACTTGAAGTAAGAGCTAAGAGTGGTATTAATATCAACGCAGCAGAAGCACTCGCTAGTGGTCAGAAGACAACTGTTCTGAGAGCAACTGGGGATAAGCAGTGGATTGATACTTACGGAATCTTCAAGCGCAATCGTAATACAGTAGCAGAAAATGTAATTGTTGCTAATGGAGATAATTGTATGAGCGCAGGTCCAATCACAATTGCAAATGGAACTACGGTTACCATCAATAGTGGCGGATACTGGAGCATCGTATAAATAACCCTGTATAGTCATTTTAGAAAATGTCTGAGCTTAGAGTTGATAGAATCAAACACGTCTCTGCTGGAGCTTCAACTCCATTTTTGCAGCTAAATGCATCTGGAAATGTTGACTTTGGTGGTATTCTTACTTCTGGAACAGTAAGAACTGATAATTTACAAACATCTTCTGGGGCAAATTTGTTCTCTGGAAGTGTCGTACAGATGGTTGATTATATAGTCCCATCTACTAATGATAACTATGTGAATATTGCAGATGCAACTAATTATGATACTCCAGTATCACTTTCTATGACGCCAAAATATTCTGATAGTAAATTGGTTATTTTTGCACAGTGTCAAACTAGATCTAATGGTGGATTCGGTATGTCTGGGTATTTAAAAAGAGATGGGACTTTTGTAAATCCATCATTTCAAAGAAGTTCTCTTGATTTTTATTATAAAGGAGAGGCACTAAATCATCACTCTGAAATTAGAGTATTTACATCAGTCGCAGCTGTAAATAAAAATTCAACTACATTTACTCTTGGTATTACTCCTTATGCTGGAGTTGGTGAATTCAACTATGGATGGGGATCAAATTATATTCAAATATGGGAGATTAGAATATGACAATTATTAGAGATGATGGTAAAAGAATTAATATTGCCCTGGCTTTAGAAAGTCTCAGACCAGGATCAAAATGGATTGTGGAAAATAATTCATATGAAGGAATTAATTGGTTACCTGAAAATGATAGCGAGTGCCCTTCAGAATTTGAAATAAACCAAGAAGTAAAAAAATTAGAGTTGGAATATACTAATGCTAGATATCAAAGATCTAGAAAGTCAGAGTATCCTCCAATTGAAGAACAACTTGATATGATTTATCATGATATTGATGCTTGGAAAGAAACAATAAATAGCATTAAGGCAAAATATCCAAAACCCGAGTAGTAAATCATGTCTCAGGTAACTACCACTACTGTACAAGCCAATACTTTAACCAGCGGTGGGACCACAGTAGCTATTCCAAAAAATGTTGATGTAACTGGAAATATTAACTTCACGGGTCAGTTACTTCAAAACGGTCAACCATTTGCAGCAATCCCAAATCAATCTCCAGCAACTGCTGGATCGGTATTGATGTCAGATGGACAAAATGCTTTTTGGGCTAATGCTGTGCCAAATGAAAGTGTTGGTGCTGGAGCATATTGGGCAACTCAACCAACAGGACCGAATACTGGTGGGAGTTTAACAACATTTTCAAATGAATTTGGTACGTATAGATCCACTCCATCAACAACTACTCTTGCTGGAGGGCAAAATCCAACAATATCTAGTGCATATTATTTGCCCTATACTGGAACTGGTCAGTGGTATGATTCTACTGGGGCATTATATAATATTACTGTTGGATCAAGTTTTAGATATAGAAGTATTTTTACTCATGGATTTTTGATCGGTGGATACCGTGGATCAAATCCATGGAGAACTGTAAATCAAACTTTCCATGCAACCGATATTACTATTTCTCGCGGTGATCAGCTGGATAGAGCAGCATCGTATGTAGATGGAAACTTTGGAGATTTTAATGGATATGTATTTGGAACAGAAAACGCATACGGTGGATCTGGTGCATCTGTTTCTAGTATAAACTTACATAACGGAACGAATAGAACATTTGGTCCGAATGGCAGTCCAGGTCACGGAGACGCTTATAGCACTACTCCAGATAGTCTCGGTGCTTCCATGGATACTTGGGATAGTACTGACGACCCAGGTTCTGTTTCTGGTTTTGTGACTCAAAGAGGATATACTGCTGGTGGTGGACCAGCAAGTATTCAAAGATTAAACTTTATTACTGAAATGTCAACTCGTTTAGCTGGTGGATTTACTAATGGTAATGCCACTGGATGCGAAGGGGAAACTAGAGGATATTTGTTTGGAGATAACTCAAATGCAGTTTATGTCACATTTAGTAGTGAAAGTGTTACTAGTTACACCTTGACTAGCTGGGGAACTAATGATGGATGGAAAAAAAATCTTTCATCTAAATGGGGTCACTGCTATCATGGAGCTGGAGCAAACGTAACTTTACCTTGGATTAAATTTAATGATCTCACTGCGACTACTATTGGATCACAATTCAACCAAAAAGATGTTGCAAGTGGAGAAGAAAACATGGAAGAGGGACAAGACTGGGGATATTGCTTAGGAAATTATGGAGATGCTGGAGGAAACTATCAGAACAATAGGACGTGGAAGCGTTTTTATGCTAATGATTCTGATATTGTTCTTGGATTTAAGTCCGAGCCAAAAGGTCACCAAGGGCAATCTTCTGGAGCATGTGTGAGTGGTGCATTTGCAGTAACTGGTAGGAGGTATCAGTAATGTCATCAAAAACTGGAAGTAGTAATAATATGTTTTTCAATAGACCAGATTTTGTTCTATATGAAGAATTTAAATATCTTAAGTTAGAAGTAGAAAATCTAAAAAAAGAAATAGAAGAACTTAAGAATAAAGATGGAAACAAGTAATTTTATAGAAGAAAAATCATTTGATGTTGCTTGGAAGGAAAGAATCCCTCAAGATTTAATTCAAGAGGAAGATTTTTTACGTCCAAAATATGAACCACAGCATCCTTTAGAATTAGAGACAAGAAAATTTATTAAGGATAAAGAGAAGATCAAAGAAGGGTTTATCTACATGATGATCCATGAAGATGCTTTGAGGTTGGCTGACATTAAAGCCGACGAAACTACTTACTTTGTTTTATATAATTTTTGTAATGTCTCTACAATCAAGATGAATAAAATTGTTTTTGAAACAATCAAATCATCTTTTAGGAGATATGTCGAGATTCCAGAAAAAGAATTTACTCATGGAGTAAGATTTCAGGGGGAAACTAGAGCTCATTACAAAGAATATGAGCAAGTAATGACTGATACTGGAGAGCTCAAATTCGAAAAAGTAAAGAAAATTACACCGAAAGAAAATATTCAACTTGCAATTTCTTTCATGAAAAAGCAAGCAATCTTAGTTATTGAGCATGAATTTGATTTACGATTTAAAAATTTTAAAAATTGCTGCGATGTTGAAACTGAATCTTGGATTTATCAGTTAGAAGAAGCAAGAAAATATAAAGAAAATGAAGAAGCAAAGACTCCATTTTTAGATATTCTTTGCATGACTAGAGGAATGGCAAAGGAAGTTTTAGTAAAAAGAGTGCTTGATCATCATGATAAATATCTTATAGATTATGCCTCTTTGTTGGGCAAATATCATGCGATTCGTTCTCAGTTTAAAAACTGTGATAATATGTGGGATATCAACATCTTGTATGAAGATTACTTGAATGTAGGTATGCCAATAAAGCAGGCAGAAATGCTGGGAAGAATCGATTCTAATGGAAAGCGAATTGATGGAGAACTAGCTTATGGAACTTTCGGATTCTGAAAAATCTTGGATTGAATTATCTTACAAATTAGAGGGTGGGCAAACAAGATACCAAAATCAAAATTTTGTTTGTGGATCCCAAATAACTCCATTCAAAAGAGTTCAACAAGCTTTTCTTGAACTCCAGATGAGAGATAATAGTAGGGTAGAGCTTGAATATCGTCTGAAGAAAAATACTGTTCAGATTAAACAATTAGAAAGAGCTTTAAAATTAGAGCAAGACGATCTTGAGAAAGAAATGATTGCGATCGAACTTGAAAAAGCTCACTATGATAAATCTATCTGGGAACAGAAATATAGACTTATCAAGAAAGAAGTTGAGCACTTCGTAGAAGAATTAGAGAAAGATATCGATCCCAATCTTGGTAAAGAATACTATTTGAAAAATAATGAAGAAGAGGATCGTAAATATTGGATCAGTAGAATGGCAAAACAAGCTGCCGTTGATATCATTTCCTTTGGGAATATTGGAAGTGGAAACATGGATTCAATTATGAACATGCAACCAGAAGATCAAATTCAAGTTTTATCTGGAGCCGTTCATCATTCATCTCTCCTTCGTGCTGGTATTGGAAATATGCAAAAACAAATGGAACCAGCTATGCAATCTATATTGAATGGAAAACTTGAAGACTTTAGACCTCCACAAATTAATGGGTCTGAATTGACTGACCAAAAACCAACATTACCTGAAGTGAAGTATGACATCCCAAAAGAAAAAATTCGTCTTCAGTCTTCCAATAAATCCGAAGATTGATTCTAAATTTGCAGAGACAGTATTTGTTCCTTGGTTAAAAAAATATAAAGATTATATTGTAGATCTTTATTTTACATCAAGAATGCCCCCATTTGTTAATGATGCTATGGGAGATGTTTTTGCTGGAGATATTGTGCAACTTTTTTATAATGCAAAATCTATTGCAGATGCAGCAGGAATTCCATTATCCGCAACATTCAATAATATCTATGTTAGACCAGACCAAGAAAATTTAGATCTATTTGTACACAACTTCAAACAGTTATATGATAATGGAGTTAGAATAGCAACTATTCCACATACCAGTTGGGTTGCTTCTGGCATTATACAAAAAGAATTTCCAGAACTTAAAATTAAAAATACAATCCTGAGAAATGTAACTAAAGCAAATGAGATTGTATCACTAGCTAATGCTGGGTTTCATTATATTAATCTCGATAGGGATTTAATGAGAGATAGAGATTCCTTACTTAAGATTAAAAAATCTAAGGAATACTGTGCATCTATTGGTAAACCAGTAGAACTTTCTCTTTTGGCAAATGAGGGTTGCTGGGGAGGATGTTCCATGATGGATGAACACTACCATTTTAATAACACTAGAACTGAAAATATTCCTCAATATTTCATGGATCCAATTAGTACAAATTCATGTGCTCTTTGGGATATTCAAGATAATTCACATGCATTAAAATCTGCAAATCTCCCACCATGGAGAGAGGACTGGAATGAATTTTTAGATTTAGGTATTGATGTATTTAAAATGCATGGTAGAGAAAACACCATGAAGTTAAAAGAATCTATGGATATTGTTGAAAGGTGGGCAAAAGAAGATGATTTACTTTTTCCAACCTTTAATAATTACATGGAAGATTTATCCATGGAGAAAAAACCAATTGATATTTGGAGAGAAAAAATTAAAACTTGCCAGTTTAATTGCTGGGATTGTAATTACTGTGAAGCTGTTGTTGAATCTCATCTCAAACGAGATGAAAGACCAACTGAAGTTGATGAATTTACAAAGAGAACATTAAAAGCAATTAATGATGGATTGACAAGATCTTCAAACTATAACCCAGAAAACTATATTGTACGTGGATTGACCTCTGATAGAGTTAGACATTTTTTAAATAGTTTATGTTCGCATAAAGATTCAGTATACTTAGAGATTGGAACTTTTATTGGAAGTACATTCTTTGCTGCAGGAATGAATAATGCTACAAAATGTTTTGGAGTTGACGATTTTTCTGAACCAGAATGTAAACCCATGATGCCCCATGTTTCATGGGCAGAAATATCAAATCCATATGATATGCTTGTTCAGCACTGGGAAAAATATGAAAATGGTAATTCCGTTTTCATAAAAGCTAGTGCTCAAGAACTAACTAAAGATGACTTTGATGGATATAAACCAAATGTAGTTTTCTATGATGCAAATCATGATATGATTGAGCAGATGAATAACCTCAATCATATTTTACCATTTTTAGATGATAAATTTATTTTGGTTGTGGATGATGCTAATTTTGATGGTGTTGTTGAAGGAACTGTACAATTCGTAAAGGAAAATAATTTAACTTGTTATTTTGAAAGAAAACTTCTAAGTGGTATAATAGAAAATCCTACCCACTGGTGGAATGGAATTCATGTTTTGGTCTTAGAGAAAACTAAAGTAGTTGATGAGTATTTTGGAAATGAAAGTAATTAATCCAGATATATTAGAAGTACATCATCCTAGAGATTGGGATGTTGAGCAAACACATATTGGTAAGAGTAAAAATCGTATAATCAAAATAAAAAATTTTTTCAAGAATCCAGATTCAGTTAGAGCATATGCATTATCATGTGATTATGTTTCTACGCTAAATGGTGAATATACAAACTTACCTGGATATGTCCATAGAATTGGACATACCTCAAAACAATTTAATGAGCCATTCAAATTTGCTTGTCATACTTACTTTGAAGCTGGTAGATCTGTAATGAGTATTCCAGCTATGTCGGATTTTACTTTTCAAATGTATGAAGTAAATGAAAAATGTAGAATGTGTAGCCTATCACCCCACACGGATGATACTCACTATGCTGCTGTATTGTGCTTGAATAAGTCAGAAGAATTAGTTGGTACAGATTCTGGAACCGCTTTCTTTAGGAATACTGAATTGTGTGAAGAATTTGTTTCTTCTGATAAAAATTACAGATCATCTAGAGCACTAAATCATATTAATGCTTTTGTTAATTTTGATCCATCAAAATATAAATCAAAAGAATGGGAAAGATATCATGTTGAACTTCATGAATATAATTCCGTATTGTTGTATGAGGGAAGACTTTGGCATTCTCCATATTTTAAACAAGGAGAGTGGAGTACTAACCGTCTAACATTTAATGCATTTTTACAATAAATAAATCAGTTATCATTATTAACCATGACTACAGAAGATATGGTGAAGGATTTCACCGAGCAACTGAAAGAGCAAAAAGCAACTATTGTTGAACTTGAAACAGCTTTGACAGCGAGAAAGAATCAGGTTCTCAGATTAGAAGGAGCAATAGAAGCTTTGAATATGACTTTAAAGAATCAAGAGAATGAGATCACCGAATCCGCCGAGTGATGCTAGACAACTAGAGCACATCAACTCTTCCAGAAATCCAATAAAATTTGATGGAGATTTAGAAACTCTTCCATACAGATCTGGTGATCTATACGAAGGAAGAGAGATTCTTTCCATATCAACAGCTCAAACTGTTTATGGTTGGAACTATAGTTTGGTTGTGAGAGGTGATAGAACTCATGTGACTACAAGATTTACTTTTGATAGTCAGCATGATTTGAAATACACCAAACCTCTGGAAAAAATGACACCGAAGAATCTACGAGAACTTAATGTTCCAAATCTAGATACTTAACCAAAAGTCCTCTGTATAAATACAACAGAGGACTTTTTTGTGCTTACCGAATGAAGAGGGTAGTAGTCAAGGTAACCAATAATTCTGATCTAGAAGCGGCAAAGGACTCTATCCTAGATCAATTTGGATACTTAGTTTTTGTAGAGAAATTTAGAAGCTTTAGTATCGTTACCTTTGATGTACCAGAGGAAAACGAAGAAACTGCCTTGTATGATATTCGCTCATTAGGGCATCAGGCAACATGGGATATGGAAGTTACTTGTGATCCAGCAGATTCAGTTGAATCGAATGTTGTTGCCCATGAAGATGAAACTTTAAATGAAGCAGCAGCGGATGCAACTTACGGAACAAGAAATATTACAACTTCTGGCACTGGTACAATATATGTAAGAGTTGCTAATATTGGTGGAAGTAATTTTTATACATTCTCTCAAACATCTGGTGGAATATACATAAGATACTTAAACCTCAGTGGATTCCTACAGGGTGGCACATATACATTTGATACTGCACACTCATCAAATGCTGGACACCCATTTAGATTTTCCGAAACTCCAGATGGAACTCATGGTGGTGGAACCCAATTAACATCTGGAGTATCTGTATCTGGAACTTCTGGTACTGTTGGTTCATACACTAGAATAGTTGTTGGAGCGACGACTCCATCCATTTTATTCTACTATTGTACTGTTCATTCTGGCATGGGCAGATATCAAGCAGCACCAAATTTATATGGAACAATTAATATTCATGATTACTGGCACCTGGATAGAATTACAAAGTCAGATCGTTCATATCTCAATAGAGAATTTAGTGCAACTGAAACTGGGGATGGTGTAGACATCTATGTTATTGATTCTGGTGTTCGTGGAGCAAGCAGACCAACAGGAACAAACGCAGCACTACACCCAGAACTTTATGATCCAGATTTTGCAACTAACTTAAACGGTACAGCAGAACAACAAAACTATAGAGTATATCAACTCTCACACTATGCTGGAGCATACGGTACTAATAACGAAGATGATAATGGTCACGGAACTTTCTGTGCAATCATGTCATCTGGTAGAACAGCAGGTGTTTCTAGAAAGGCAAGGATATATTCACTGAAGGCATTTAATAGCGGATTGTCTTCTTCATACTCTCAAATCTTATCGGCATATCAGGCAGTAATTGATCACAACGATCCTTTAGATGCAAACTACAAAGGAAACAATCGTCCAGCTATTATCAACGCATCATTTGGTCCAACAATTCCTAGTGGATCATATCCTTATATTGAACTCAACGATGCTGGAACTGATGCTGGAGTTGAGGTAGAATTGCTTGATGAAATTGAAAAGACTGTAACTGATACTTACAATATTATTTTAGCTAGATCTGCTGGTAATGGATTTGTAGATACCTCTGGCAATTTTGCTGGTCCAATCCAAGGAAAGTATATTGCAGGTACTAGAACTGCTGGATATAGTGATCCAGTATTTAATTCAGTTGATGCAAATCAAAATAAAATTTCTGTTGGTGCAACAGAATATAATGACCGTTGGGCATATTTTTCAAACTATGGTGGTGGTGTAACCACTACTGCTCCAGGTATAAGATTGGTTTCTCCAAAGTATGATTGGACTAGTAACACAGTCTATACCTCAACATCTAACTATGATATCATCAGCGGAACTTCTTTCTCCTGCCCAATCGTCACTGGTATTTTAGCTTCTTGGGTCGCTGCAAATTCGTACACAAGAACAACACCATACTTACCACAGTTATCAAAATCTTTTGTTAGGGGAAGTGGTGCTGATTTCTTAGGAAATGGATGTGGGACAGATCAATATCCAATCAATAGTATTGAAGAAAAAGTTTTACCAACAAATCCATTTACTGTAAGTAATGGATCAAGTAATTTAATTATCTCTTTCAATCCAGCAGATTCTGCATACTTTATTGGAAACGTCGGTAAGAAAGTACAGTTAAGAGCTATATCAGGAACAACAGTTGGTGGAGTTAATATTCAACAGCAAGGTACACAGTGGTTGACAATCTCTGCACAAAATGCAGGGAACTATACAATTACTGTTACTATGGCATCTTCTGGATTATCAACACAGGCAAATGCTGGAGGATCTGGTCATTATCTTGCTATTGTAACTGGAACTCATGAAGCATCTGATGGACCAGAATTTAGTGGAACTCAACTGTATACCCAAACCGATGCCCAGGAGACTGGAGGTACAAGCACTGCTATTAAAAATATTCCAGTAGATCCAGGTGTAGATTTTAATCTCTCAAGCTTAGGTACAACTAATAGAGGATCCGTTTATCCATATGTTGATATCATAGTAACTTGGGCGGCAGCATCTGGTTCTCTCACTGGAACTCCTTTTGCGAATGGAGCATCAATCAATCTCAATCTTGGACTTAGTTCACTTACAACTTGGGCTTCAGAACCAATTACAATTCAAGGTTACACTTTAAGTGGCACTAGTATTTCTGGAACTGGTCTTACCTTTAATGGAACCACTGGTGTTCTTTCTGGTACAGTAACTGCATCATATCAAAATCTTACATATAATATTACAGTTACTGAAACTACAACTGGTCAGTCTAGAAATTATAACTTCACAATTACTGGCACTGGGGTAGCAATTACTGTCACAACTCAACCATCAAATACTTCAGTAGAAGCGGGAGCTGGTATTAACGCAACATTTACTGCTGCTGGTACTGCAGATGATGGATCAACCGTTACTTTTCAGTGGCAGCGTTCAACAAACGGTGGTTCTACTTGGGCAAATATTTCTTCTCTTGCTGGACATAGTGGAGAAACAACTGGAACTCTTACCGTAGATGATGATTTTGCTTTTAATGGCAATCAATATCGTTGTGTTCTTAACAGTGCGACTGCAGTTGCAACAACAACGACAAACTCAGCAACACTAACAGTATTCAGAGTAGTTACTATTGGCACTCAACCAACTAACCAAACTCCAGTGGCTCCTGCTGCAGCCACATTCTTCGTAACCGCATCTACACTTGATGCTGCATCAATATCTTATCAGTGGGAAAAATCTAACGATGGTATCTCATACACATCAGTATCTGGAGCAACGTCTGCGTCTTATACAACAGGAGCAACAACATACGATGCTGATTTTGGACATTACTATAGATGCATTTGCTCAGCAACTGGAGCATCTCCAGTAACGTCAAGTGCAGCTCAACTGCTATTGACTCGAACAATTACAGTTACAACTCAACCTCAAAATGTAACTGGAGCAGTTGGTGGTACAGTACAGTTTAGCGTTGTAGCTACAACCTCCGACAGTGATCCTGGAGATATTACCTACCAGTGGCAGTTCTCAATTAATGGTGGAGCATCGTGGTCTAACGTAGTTGGAGGAAGTGGTGCAACAACAGCAACTTATACAACTCCAACATTAACTGCATCAAATGATGAGCAAAGATATCGTTGCGTTCTTTCATGTACTGGAGCTACTCCAGTCAACTCGGGAAGTGCAACATTACAAGTAGAAACAGTAACTCCAGTAGTTATTCAACAACCAACAAATAAAACTGCAAATGAAAATGCCACGGCAACATTTACATGTCTTGGTGATGTAACGATGGGTCAGATTGGAGCTAATGCAGCTTCATCCTCCTTTGACGTTGAAGATTTCACAACTCCTTCTGCAGGTAGTGGTAACTCCATAGATCCATACTCAGTATCTCTGCAGTCCCAGCACGAACCACCAGTAACATATCAGTGGCAGAAATCAGATGATGGCGGAAGCAACTGGGGAGATATCTCTGGAGCTACTTCAGCATCATATACAACAGGAACTCTTACATATGCCAGTGATAATGGAGATCGCTACAGATGTAAAATTGATGCTACTGGTGCAGCTGCGCCAGCATACACAAATAGTGTCACATTAACTGTACTAAGAACTTTCACAATTACTGCAAATCCAAATAATCAAACAGCAAATGAAAATAGTACTGTTACATTCTCAGTAACTGTTAGCGCAAGTAGTGGAGCTCCATCTTATCAGTGGCAAAGATCTGATGATGGTGGTGTTAACTACTCTAATATTTCTGGTGCGACCAACTCATCATATACGACTCCTCAGTTAGTATACACTCAAGATAATAATGATCGTTATCGTTGCGTTGTAACTCTCACTGGTTCTGCTGGATCACAAACATCAACATTTGCATTACTTACAGTTCTCAGAGTAATTACAATAACAACACAACCACAAAGCGTTGCTGTTATTGAAGGATTTACTGCAACCTTTACTGTAATTGCAACGATTACTAGTGATGTAATTTCATATCAGTGGCAAATCTCAAGTAACTCTGGAGCTAACTGGAGTAATATTAATGGTGCGAACTCTTCCAGTTATACAACTGCCCCAACTGTATATCCAACAACTCCAAACGTACAATATAGATGTGTGCTAACAAACCTTGCTGCAACTACTGTAACTTCTAGCGTTGCAACGTTGACTGTAAATGAATCTGAGTTTGTAAGTGCTCCAGCTACTGTGACTGTAACAACAGATCCAGATACGCTGAAAACATTCTCCAGAACTCCTACAATTACTACATCAGCATTTGTTTCTCAATATACTGGATCGACTCACTATTCAACTTTCTGGAGAATCAAAAGAGTTGGAGATAACACAATCATCTATGATACAGCAAGCATTTTTGCAGCAGGTGACACTGGAAATCTAACAACATTTACAGTCCCACCTGGAATTCTGTCATTTGATACTGTTTATAGTGTTCAAGTAAAATTCAGAGACCAAAATGGTCTTGAAAGTTCTTACACTTCTGCTCAAAACTTCACAACTCCATTCGTAGATCAACCAGTTATCCAAACAATTGTTCCCGCGTTTAATCCAACAATTAATGTAGACCCAGCACAAGTTAAAGCTGGATATGCACACACATCTAGTGATTGGCAGTTTTCACCAACAAACCAATTCCAAACAATCATTCACCAATCACTTGGTAACACCGCTAACAAGACCCAATACATTCTACCACAGGATGTATCTTTAGATCCAAACACAACTTATTATGTACGTATTAGGTTCAACGTAAATCAAGTTTAATCATGTCAAAGCCATCTTCCAGACAAAATCTTATCGACTACGCTCTGCGTCAGTTGGGAGCTCCAGTATTAGAAATTAACGTCGATGATGATCAGATCGATGATCTCGTAGATGACGCTATCCAATTTTATAATGAGCGTCACATGGATGGATACATCAAAACTTATTTGAAGTATCAATTTGATCAAGCAACAATTGACCTGATGAAAACTGATACGACTACTACAACGACTCAGGTTGGTGCAAGATCTACATCATTTAAAGAGCAAAATAATTTTATCACACTTCCATCTCACATTACAAGTGTGATCAAGATCTTTGATTTTACTTCAAAAAATACAACTAATCTTTTTGATGTTAGATATCAGTGGAGACTTAATGATCTTTGGGATCTTACTCAAACTGAGATTCTGACTTATGAAATGGTAAACAGAAGACTTGAAGATATCTATTTTTTACTCGAAGGGCAGAAGCAAGTAAGATTTAATATGAGAGGAAATCGCCTCTTCTTAGATATCGACGTTCAAGAAGATCTTGCGGCTGGAGACTACTTGGTATTCGAATGTTATCGAGCTATTGATCCAGCAGATTACAATAATGTATATAACGATATCTGGGTTAAGAGATATCTAACTGCTTTGATTCGTCGTCAGTGGGGAGCAAACCTGATTAAGTTCCAGGGCGCTCAACTTCCTGGTGGAATCACCATGAACGGTGAATTTATTTACAACGAAGGAAAAGAAGCAGTAGAAAAACTTGAGTCAGAAATGCTCACGATGTACGAAATGCCACCGCTGGATATGATCGGATGAGAAACGTATACTTCACTCACGGAACTCGCAACGAACAATTCCTTCAACAAAATCTTGTGGAGGAATATCTCAAGATGTTTGGGATGGATATTCTTTATATTCCAAGACAACTTGTTAGTAAGGATAGTGTTTTTAACGAAGAGATCATTTCTCAATTTGATGACTCATATATCATCGAAGCTTACTTAGAAAATGCCGAGGGATTCCAAGGTGGTGGAGACTTACTTACTAAATTTGGAATTAGACAATCCGATGAGATTACTCTTGTCATTTCCCAGCAAAGATTTGAGGATCTTATCTCACAGTTTTTACTAGCAGATCCAGAAGTTCTTTTAGGAACAAGACCACAGGAAGGTGATCTGGTTTACTTCCCACTAACTAATAATTATTTTGAAATCAAATTTGTAGAACACGAAGAACCATTCTATCAGATTGGAAAGAACTACATATTTAAACTCAAGTGTGAGCTCTTTGAATATCAAGATGAGAAAGGAGATATCTTTGAGGGAGACGAAGAACTTATTGATACTGGATATACTGTTAAGTACTACTACCTTAAAGATACTGGAACAACTGCAACTGCTAATCTTACTCGTAATAATGGATCGATTGAGCAAGTTCTGATTACTAATGGTGGATCTTCATATATGGAAGCACCAACAGTAACAATTGCTGGAGATGGAAATGGAGCTACTGCAAAAGCATATCTCGCAACAGTATCTCTGACTGGTGGAACTCCTATTCGAGCAGCAAAAATTAGAGCTACTGTAAAGGATGGAGAAATAAGAGCAGTTACTATCGTTGATGGTGGTTTAAGTTATGACGAGGATAGAACAATTCTCGTTGTCTCAGATCCCGATACTGGTGGACAAACTGCTTCTATGCTTCCAGTATTTACGAATGGAGTTTTAACATCTATCAAGTTACTTGATGGTGGATCAAACTACAAGTCAGTTCGTCTTATTGATGTAACAAATGCAGGTTCAGGATATACCACTGCCACTGTCTCATTCTCTGCTCCACCATCAGGAATCACTGGATCTTTTGTTGTGCCAGAAACTGTAACTGGTGGAACAACTGGTTCTCAAGCACAACTCGTTGAGTGGGATTCATCTGAGGGTTGGATTAAACTCAAGAATCCAACAAAATCATTTAGTCTCGGTGAAGCGATTATTGGAGATAATTCTGGAGCGATCATTTCACTCAACTCTTATAATAACATAGATAGTACAGATACTAAATATTATGAAAATGAATTCTATGAAGTCAGTGGTGATGACATTATAGATTTCACTGAATCGAATCCATTTGGAGTAGCTACTTGATATGTTGGGAACCTATACTTATAATAAGATAATCCGAAAGTGTGTTATTGCATTCGGAACTGTCTTCAATACTATTGAAGTAAGAAAAGAAAATCCAGATGGAACTACTTATAGTAGGATGAAAGTTCCTCTTGCATATGGACCTCGCCAAAAGTTTCTCGCAAGAATTACAGAACAAGCAGACTTAAATCAAAAGGTTGCTATTACTTTACCACGTCTTTCATTTGAGATGACTGGTATTTCTTATGATGCATCTAGAAAGTTAGCTCCAATCACAACTACATTTAAGTCTGTAGATAATAACGTAGTCAAGAAGCAATTTACTCCTGTCCCATACAATATTGACTTTGAGTTAAATATTATCTCAAAGACAAATGATGATGCGTTAGAAATTGTCGAGCAGATTTTACCATTCTTCCAACCATCTTATAACCTTACCATCAAACTTGTAGAAGAGATGGAAGAGTTTAGAGACGTTCCAATCACTCTGAATAGTATCTCATATTCAGATGATTATGAAGGATCATTTGATGATCGCAAACTCACACTTTTCACTTTAAATTTTACAGCTAAAGCATACGTCTTTGGTCCCGTTGGAACAACGTCGCCAATCAAAAAAGCAACTGTCGATTATCATACCAAGGTTGATTTAGCTGCAACTAGACAAGTATCCTATCAAGTTACTCCAAAGGCACTGGTTGATAGAGACAAGGATAACACAACAACTATTGTTAGTGCAATTACAACTAAGACTCTCACTATTGAGGTTGCGGACTTTACAAATATTCCAATTGGAGCATTTGTAGAAATTGGTAATGAAGTAATGAAGGTTAAATCAAAACCAGGTACGAATAAGATTGCCGTCGTTCGAGCTCAGAACGGTACTATAGCAGACGCACATGCTGCTGGAACACCTGTCGATGTAATTACTACGGCAGATGATGCTCTGGTTGAAGCTGGAGATGACTTTGGATTTAATGAATTGACTTCTTTCTATGGATAATTTTGAAGGTTTAGATCAAGCATTTGAGACTCTTGCCGAGATAGTTCCAGTTGAACAAGAAGAAAAACCTCAGGTAAAGAAAGAAAAACCTGATGGAGATGATGTTCAAAGCGACTATGAATATGCAAGATCCAATTTATACCTGCTGGTGGACAAAGGACAAGAAGCTATCAACGGCGCTCTTGATTTGGCTATGTCTTCTGATCACCCTAGAGCATACGAAGTTGCTGGACAGTTAATCAAGCACGTAGGGGATGTTGCCGATAAATTAATGGCACTCCAAAAACTCAAGAAAGATGTTAAGGATGAGAAAGCAAAAGGTCCTACTAATGTAACTAATGCTCTTTTTGTTGGAAGCACGGCTGATCTACAAAAGATGTTGAAAGACGCATCGAAGAAAAAAGATAAATAAAAAGAAGGTCACTTAAAATAAAATGACAGGTATCATTAAGCCACTGAACACTACGGCGTTATTACCAACCAGTAGTGGCACTGCAACGACTTTAAGTAATGCCAAATTAATTCACGTTTATCCAGCGGGTTTGGTTCTTGGTGGTGGAACAACTCAAGATCAAGATGGTATAACAATCAATATTGTATCCACTCAAGGTCAAGCTCCAATTGCATCCATCAGAGTTGCACTTCAAGAAACTTTAGTTATTGAAAAGAATCCAGCACATTTTATCTACGCTGATGGAATTGTGTATGCAACCTCTATTGCATATAGAAACTGATGGCGGAAAGACTTCCCACTTCTTATGGTAGATACTATACCATCTCCTTGATGTGGAGAGGGTCACCTTTTTCTGTAAATGTTTTTAGATCTAAAACTGCATTAATGCAAAGATCTCAAGCTCAAAGAATTGTAGATAGGATTTATCCAGGAAGTAGAGTTGTTACGTTTTGGGAATCTGATCCTACAGATTCTTCAGTATTCCTAACTAAAGAAGAAAGGAAAATGAAAACATTCAAAGAATTTAGAGAGCACTGTGGATGTGCGGTAGAAAAATCTACAAACGATAAGAAAGTATACTCTAGAGAGCACCCTGAAGCACAGAAGAATGTTAAGAAGATGCAAAAGGAGGATTGGCAGTCAGTCAATCGTAAGGATAAAACGGATGGGTTGAGTCAGAAAGCAGTTAATGCATATCGTAAAGAGAACCCAGGTTCTAAACTACAGACCGCAGTTACTGAAAAGAAACCCAAAGGAAAAAGAGCTAAGCGTAGAGCATCATTCTGTCGCCGTATGAAAGGAATGAAGACAAAGCTAACTTCATCTAAAACTGCTAGAGATCCAGATAGCAGAATCAATAAAGCACTGAGGAGATGGAACTGCCGATGAAATCATTAATAATTTCTTTTGATATATCACATTAATTTTAAGAATGTTTCATTTTGGTAAATAGTGGTATAATCTGTGTAGCAGAAAGTTACCAAAATGTACGGTTTTTATTTCATCATAGTCTTCTTTGCAATCTTGGTAGCTTACGCTGGATTGGAAGAGACCATGAAGCTTTTTGCTTATGCGGATTTGCAAGTGCGTTATGCATTCGTAAGAGTTCAAATGAAATGGATGGGTTGGAAACTCAAGAGGAAACTAGTGAGAGACACAACCGACTTCCAAAAGTTCCTCAAGGAGTATAAAGATGAACACAAAGATATGCCCTAAATGCGGGGCTACCTGGATTGGCAACCAACATTATTGGACTGGTACAAACAAGCTTGGAAATGAAGATGATCTAGCAGGTCTTGTTTGTAATCAATTTGGAGATGATAGTTGTATAAATCCTAAGAGGGGTTCCGAAAAGGGAACAACCTGGGGAAAAAGACTTAAAGAATTAGAAGAAGATCACCCATAATGCCACAAGATTTTCCATATGGTGTTGTAGCAATCCTTTGTGTAGGATTATTATTGACACTTTTCTGCGTAGGATATATACTCTGGATTGCATTCACAGAGTAGTGTTATGGAAGAAAGATTTCCCTCGATCGAAGACCTACAAAGAGAACTTTTTATACTAGAGCAATTTAGAGAGACTGGACGAGCAAGACAAGTTCGTGCTATAATTGAACGTGAACTCGCAAGAGTAGAAAGGGAGAAGGTTTTAGATGAGTGAAGTTCCAGAAGATCGTCTCTATGTCGAAGACGAAATTGAAGAGGATGGTAAGCCTAACATCGGTTTCGATAGCTTGATTGGAAGATTTACTTTAGTTTGGAAAGGTAGAATCCACTACTTTGAGAGTTACGAAACTGCAGAAGATTGGTATTATTTAAATAACTTTAGGGAGGCTTGACCTCCTTTTTTTGTTAAATAGTTCTGTGAAGAACTATTAGACATGTCTGAATTTTATCTTGGTAACCCCAACCTCAAGAAAGTTGGAACGCCAATTGAGTTTACGGAAGAACAGATTCAAGAATACATCAAGTGCAAAGAAGATCCAGTCTACTTTGCTATGAACTATGTGAAAATTATCTCTCTTGATGAAGGTGTTGTTCCCTTTAAGATGTGGGATTTTCAAAAGCAGCTCATTCAAAATTTCCACGAGCATAGATTCAATATTGCAAAGTTGCCAAGACAGACTGGCAAATCAACAACGTGTGTATCGTATCTCCTCCATTATGCCCTGTTTAACGATAACGTCAACATAGGCATCCTGGCAAACAAATTGTCCACAGCCAGGGACCTTCTGGGTAGGTTACAGTTAGCTTATGAACAGTTGCCACTCTGGATGCAACAGGGTATAGTGGTCTACAACAAAGGTTCGATGGAGTTGGAAAATGGCAGTAAGATATTGGCAGCTTCTACATCTGCGTCTGCTGTCCGAGGCATGTCGTTTAATATCATCTTCCTCGACGAATTCGCTTTCATTCCAAACCATATTGCAGAGCAATTCTTTGCCTCTGTTTATCCTACTATTACTTCAGGTAAAAGCACGAAGGTCATAATTATTTCAACGCCAAATGGAATGAACCATTTCTATAAACTTTGGGTTGATGCTCAGAAGAATAGGAATGGATATATTTGGACCGAAGTTCACTGGTCAGAAGTTCCTGGTAGGGATGATGATTGGAAACGAACTACAATAGCTAATACATCTGAACGACAGTTCACACAAGAATTTGAATGTGAGTTTCTCGGATCTGTTGATACTTTAATTTCAGCATCAAAAATTAGATCATTAATATACGAAGATCCCATCACAAGTAACGCAGGTTTGGATGTATATGAACCAGCACTCGATAACCACGATTATATTATATGTGTTGATGTTAGTAGAGGTTTGTCTCAGGACTACTCTGCTTTCGTTGTTATTGATATTACTCAAGCTCCGTGGAAGCTAGTGGCAAAATATAGGGACCATGATATCAAACCCATGTTGCTTCCTAATGTTATTCAACGGGTGGCATCAAGTTATAATAATGCATATGTTTTAGTTGAAGTAAATGATATTGGAGAAGCTGTTGCCTCCATGCTTCACTATGATATTGAATATGAAAATGTTTTGATGTGTGCGATGAGAGGTCGTGCAGGTCAAATAGTTGGACATGGATTCTCTGGAGGTAAAACTCAAATGGGAGTCAAGATGTCCAAGACAGTTAAAGCTCAAGGATGTTCAAACTTAAAGACATTAATAGAAGACGATAAGTTAGTTGTAAATGATTACAATATTGTTTCGGAACTAACAACGTTCATTCAAAGAAAACAATCGTTTGAAGCCGATGAAGGATACAACGATGACTTGGTAATGTGTTTGGTTATTTTTTCTTGGTTGGTTCAACAACCTTATTTTAAGGAGATGACAGATCAAGATATCCGAAAGAGGATATATGAAGAGCAGAAAAATCAAATTGAGCAGGACATGGCACCGTTTGGTTTTATTCTTGATGGTCTAGATGATATGGTTGAAGTTGACAGTCAAGGAAATATTTGGACTGCAGATATTAATGATCGGAATGCTGGATGGAATCTTGACGAATATGGTGATCGTTCCTTCATGTGGGAGTATCGCTGAAACAAGGCAATTTATAAATAATTCTAGACAAAAATGAAATCTTTATTCAGGAGTTAACGCATGGCTAGCACGCTTCTCTCGCCAGGAGTAGCGATCCAAGAAAGAGACCTCACTCTTGGATCGATTGAGACAGTAGAAACTAATGTAGGAGCTATTGCTGGTCCTTTCCAAAAGGGTCCAGTTCTTACACCAACCAGAGTTACCAGTGAAGCGCAGCTCCTGGAAATCTTTGGTAAACCAGTAGAAGAGAACTACGAATACTGGTGGTGTGCATCGAGCTTCTTAGCTTATGGTGGTGTTCTTGATGTTGTAAGATGTGATGCAAGTCACCTCAACGCATCGGATGACGCAACACTCCCATATACCTTAAAGATCAAGAATAAGGAAGATTTCGAATCAAACTATTACACTGGTAATAACGGTTGGCACTTTGCTGCCAGAACACCTGGGGCAATTGGAAACTCTTTACGTGTTGCTTTTATTGATTCTGGCGCTGATCAAATCCTGACCCTGAGTGGCGCACCTTCGACTACTACTGTTGGTACAGTAATCACTAACGTTGGTGCAACTAAAGAGGCATGGATTTATTCCTGGGATTCTGTATCTAACAAGCTTGCCATTATTAACAAAACTGGTGGTGAGTTTACTGGAAGCGACTCTGTAGAAAATGGTGCTACTGACCTGTCAATCTCAGCAGTTGCTGAATGGTACGATGAGCAAGTAGTTTTCACTGGTCTCAAGTGGAACAATATCGCTCCTCGTCCTGGCACCTCAAAGTTTGTATCAGATCGTGGTGGTTCAAGAGATGAACTTCACATGGTTGTATATGATGCTGATGGTAAGATCACTGGAACTCCAAATACTGTTCTTGAAAAGTTGACCTATCTCTCGAAGGCATCTGACGCAAGAACTGCAGAAGGTGGAGTTAATTACTATCCAGATGTTATTCTTGAAGCTTCATCTTGGGTTCACTGGGGTAAGCATGAAGAAGATTCTTATGAAGTAAGCGCAAATGCAGTTACTTCATCTAACACCAATACTGGTGGCACTTCTTCAACTGCATTTGATATTCTTGGAAAATACGTATACACTCTTGCAAAGGGTGCAGATGATTTTGCAGTTACTCTTGGTGAAGTACAACAAGCATATCAAGAACTTGCTGATCCAGAAACCGTTCAGGTTGACTATCTCCTGATGGGTCCTTCTGCTGGTAGCGTTTCTGATGCTAAGTCAAAAGCAGCTTCTCTGATCAGTATTGCATCTTCCAGAAAAGATTGCATCGCTTTCCTTTCACCAGCAAGATCAAACGTTATCGGTGTACAGTCATCGACTGATCAAACTAACAACGTTGTCTCTTTCTTCGATTCGTTAGAAAGCACTTCATATGCCGTTTTCGATAACGGATATAAGTACATCTATGACAGATTCAACGATAAGTATCGCTACATTCCTTGCAACCCAGATGTTGCTGGTCTGTGCGCTTCCGTTACAGCAAACGGAACTCCATGGTTCTCACCAGCTGGTCTGAATCGTGGTTCAATCAAAAATGCTATTAAGTTAGCATATTCACCAACCAAAGCTGAAAGAGATCGCCTCTATCAGAAGAGAATCAACCCAGTTACTTCTCTGCCTGGTCAAGGAATTGTTCTCTTTGGTGACAAAACAGCTCTCGCTTCGCCATCCGCATTTGATCGCATTAACGTTCGCCGTCTCTTCCTGATTGCAGAGAAGACAATCGGTAACGCTGCGAAGGGGGTACTCTTTGAAATTAACGATGAGTTCACTAGAGCAAACTTTAAGAATGTTGTTGAGCCATTCCTCAGAGACATTCAAGCTGCTAGAGGCATCACAGATTTTCTTGTAGTCTGCGATGACACTAATAACACTGCTGCAGTAATTGATTCCAACGAATTCGTTGCTGAGATTTACATCAAACCAGCACGCTCTATTAACTTCATCACCCTGACCTTCATCGCAACTCGCACTGGAGTTAGCTTTGAAGAAGTCGTTCCCCGTAGATAATTAATCAGGAGAAGTATCTAAAATGGCATTAGAAGCAAGTGCTCTTGGGTTGAGCAAATTTCAAAATAAAATCAAAGGGGCAGTTCGCCCCAATCTGTTCCAAGTCCAGCATTCATTTCCTGATGCTGGTGGTTTGAATGGACCAGATGGAGAGACAGTTTCAATCATGTGTAAGTCCGCTGCTCTGCCAGCAACTAGCGTCGGAACGGTAGAACTTCCTTTCCGTGGTCGTGTGATTAAAGTTCCTGGAGACAGAACCTTTGAGAACTGGACAGCAACATTCTACATGGATGATAGCTTCCAACTCAGAGGTGCCTACGAAAGATGGGTTGATCTGACAAACAGAGTTAACGCCAACATTTCTGAAGTAACTGCTTATAGCGATATCCTTAAGGATATTGAAATTGCACAACTTGATAAGTTTGGTGGTGGCGCTAATGGTTTAAGAGCTATTAGAAGCTACACTCTGGTTCAAGCTTTCCCAGTTTCAGTTTCTCAGGTAACTGTTGCATATGACAACAACGATTCCTATGAGGAATTTGACGTAGAGTTTGCATACCAGTTCTTTACCACATCTGCCCAACAAGGCGGTGGTGGTAATACTATGGAAGCAGCTAACGTCTAAATTAGTAAACTAAATAGTAGAACGGAATCAAAAGATTTATAATGGCAGAGTTATTTGGATTTTCGTTTAGGGAAAAAGAACAGGGGAAAAAGGTAAACGCACCTTCCCCTGTTCCCCCTACAAACGAAGACGGCGCTACTAGCTTTATTGCTGGAGGTTACTACGGTCAGTATATTGACTTAGATGGTAACTTTAAGACCGAGTTTGACATGGTGGTAAAGTATCGCGAAATGGCGATGCATCCAGAAGTTGATTCCGCTATTGAGGATATTGTTCATGAAGCAATCGTTGCTGATCAGAATGATTCCCCAGTAGAAATTAATCTTGACAACCTTGAAGTTAGCGATAGCGTCAAGGGAATGATTCGCAAAGAGTTTGATTATATCAAAAATCTTTTTGGATTTGATAACAAAGCCCATGAGATGTTCCGTCGTTGGTACATCGATGGGCGTTTATATTATCATAAAGTAATCGACTTAAACAAACCTCAAGATGGCATTCTTGAGCTGCGTTATATCGATCCAAACAAGATTAAAAAAGTTCGTCAGATTAATAAGAATCCGAAGAACGTTGACGAGTTTATGAATTATGATTTCGGTAGGACCGAGGAATATTTCATTTACAACTCAAAAGGATTAAACAATACTGCTGCAAATAGTGGTATTAAAATTGCAAAAGATGCTATCACCTATGTGACATCTGGCATCTTAGATACGAATAGAAATATTGTTCTTTCATATTTACACAAGGCAATTAAAGTTCTCAATCAACTGAGAATGATTGAGGACAGTCTTGTTATTTACAGAATCTCTCGCGCACCAGAACGTAGAATTTTCTACATCGACGTTGGTAATCTTCCCAAGGTAAAAGCAGAACAATACCTCAGAGAGGTAATGGGTCGTTATCGTAACAAGTTAGTTTACGACGCCAATACTGGGGAGATCCGTGACGATCGCAAATATATGTCTATGCTGGAAGACTTTTGGCTTCCACGTAGGGAAGGTGGTCGTGGCACGGAGATCACAACTCTCCCAGGAGGGCAGAACCTCGGAGAGCTTACAGATGTGCAATATTTCCAAACAAAACTTTACAAAGCGTTAAATGTCCCTTCTGGTAGACTCGATTCCGCTACCTCATTTAACCTTGGTAGATCTTCTGAGATCACCAGAGATGAACTAAAGTTCACAAAGTTTGTTGGTAAGCTTCGTAAAAAGTTCAGTGAACTGTTCCAAGATACTCTGAAAACTCAATTGATTCTCAAAGGAGTTATTACTCCTGAAGATTGGGAGCAGATGAAGGAGCACATTCAGTATGACTATCTGTATGACAATCATTTCACGGAATTAAAGAACCTTGAGATGATGAACGAGAAACTTCAGATTCTCGCGCAGATGGATCCATTTGTCGGTAAGTATTTCTCTACGGATTACATTCGCAAACAAATTCTTGGTCAGACTGAGAAACAAATGGAAGAGTTGGATGTTGAAATGGCAAATGATATCAAGTCTGGCAAAGTAATTGATCCGCTCGACACGGTATCTCAAGAGAAAGATTCCATGGATAGGGAGCAGCAAAGCGCAGACTTGGACATGGATATGAAGAAGGTTCAGATCCAGCAAGCTAAAAATCCGCCCAAACCCGCATCTCAAAAGAGCAACAGTAATAAATAATTTACAGTCAAGTTAATATTATGGATACACAAGAGCGAGAAATCGTTGATTTGCTTTGGGATAATGATCAAGCGGATGCGCTTGCAAAACTCAAAGACATGCTGCAGGTAAAAGCTGCTATGGCAGTGGATGCTTCTAAACAAGATATTGCAGCAAAAATGTTTCCTCATGTTCCCGTAGACGGAGAACCCGAAAGCGAAGAAGAGGAAGAAACTGAAGACGAAACCACAGAAGAGGAAACCGATGAAACTGATCACGGAACAGATTGAAGATATTGAAATTCTTACCGAAGAAAACGACGGTAAGAAAGATACTTTTATTAAGGGTATCTTCCTTCAAACTGAGATCAATAACAGAAATGGGCGCATGTACAAATATGCAACCATGGAACGTGAGGTCAATAAGTACAACGAAGAGTTCGTTCAGCGCGGACGTGCTCTCGGAGAACTTGGACATCCTGACGGTCCAACGATTAACCTCGATCGTGTGTCACATAAAATTGTTGAGCTTTATCCAGAAGGTACAAACTTTATTGGTAAGGCAAAACTTTTAGAAACCCCTATGGGTAAGATCGCAAAGAGCTTACTTGACGAGGGGGTTCAGCTCGGTGTCTCTTCTAGAGGACTTGGTTCCATTAGAAAAGAGGGAAACACTAATGTAGTTGCTGATGACTTTATGCTTGCTACTGCTGCGGATATCGTAGCAGATCCTTCTGCCCCCGATGCATTTGTTGAGGGAATCTATGAAGGTAAAGAGTGGGTCATGGAAGGTAACCGCATTAAGGAAGTACACATCGAACAGATCAAGCAAATGCTTGACACTGCACCCAGTAGTCAAGAGCTTCAAGAGAGAAAGTTACGCGCATTTGAACTTTTCCTCAGAAATTTGTGATTTATAAATAAATATAGAAATTACCCCGCAGTCTTATTACCCGTAGGAGCAATTATGTCTACTATTGATGAAAAATTTCAGAAATTGATCGCAGAAAAGACTGCGGTTGAAGAAGAAGTTATTGAGGAAGAAGCTGCCACTGGCGATGCTGCCATCAAGAAAGGCGCTGTTCCTCCTCAAAAGTCCGACCTCAAGAATGATGGTTCGGAGGTTGCAAGCAACAGCAAGGAGAAACCAGAAGGCACAGATAATCCTGGTGCCAAGGCTGCTGCTCCTGTGACTGCGACTAAAGATTCTACCCTCAAGACCAAGCCTAGTGGTGCTTCCTCCGCTATGCCTGGTGCTCTGTCTGCAAAGATCTTTGACGAAGTAGAGGCAGAGGGCGAGGTAGTTACCGAAGAGGACAACACCGAAGACATCGTAGCGATTCTGTCTGGTGCTGATCTGTCCGAAGAATTCCAAGAAAAAGCAAAAACCGTTTTCGAAGCAGCAGTATCTGCAAAAGTAGAAGAAAAGGTTTTTGCTATTAAGGAATCCGTCGAAGCAAAACTCACTGAAGAGATCGAATCGATCAAAGAAGAGTTTGCTGGACGTGTAGAGAACTTCCTGAATTATGCATGTGAAGAGTGGATGACCGAGAACGAGCTCTCTATTGAGCAAGGTCTCCGCGCTGAAATTGTAGAGAGCTTCATGGAAGGTCTTAGAAATCTGTTCATCGAAAGCAACATCAACGTTCCTAACGAGCAACTTGATCTTGTTTCAGAGATGAGCGAAAAGCTTGATGAAATGGAGACCCGACTCAACGAACAAGTTGAGAAGAATATCCAACTGCATGAGAAGGTATCTGGTTATCGTAAAAATGAGATTTTGAATGAACTGACCCGTGGTCTCGCAGAGACCCAAAAGGATAAGTTCACCTCTCTCGCTGAAGCAGTTGAATTCAAAACTGAAGAGTCGTATCGTGAGAAGCTGATTCAAATCAAAGAATCATACTTTGGTGCTCCCAAAGTAGAGGTTCCTGGAGAAATTTCTTCAGATGAACCAGCCAAAATTGAAGTCGTTAGCGAGTCTATGTCAGCATACGTTGCTGCTCTCGCTAAGCGCATCTGATTGTAACCCACTTAAACCCCTAAAAGGAGAACTCAAATGTATCAATCTGAGAACCTCCAAGAGAAGTGGTCACCAGTCCTTAACCATGATGGTCTTCCTGAAATCAAGGATAACTATCGTAAGGCTGTTACCGCTATCCTCCTGGAAAACCAAGAGAAAGCTATGCGTGAGGAGCGTGCCATCCTTACCGAAGCACCAACCAACGTTGGTCCTATCAACACCCCAACAACCGCATCAGGTAATGTTTTCGGTTTCGACCCTATCCTCATTAGCCTGATCCGCCGTTCGATGCCTAAGCTGATTGCTTATGACATCGCAGGTGTTCAACCTATGACAGGTCCTACTGGACTCATCTTCGCGATGCGTTCACGTTACACCAACCAGACTGGTTCTGAAGCCTTCTTCGACGAGGCAGACGCACAGTTCTCTGGTACTCTGGGCGCAACCACAACCCCAACCACAGAACTGAACCCAGGTCTGATCAACGACGCAACTGGTGGTGGTACAACCGCAACCAACTACGACCTCGCTTCCTCCAAGCTCTCCACTTCAAACCTGGAAGCTGCTGGTGACAGCGGTAGTGAGTTCAACGAGATGGCATTCACCATCGATCGTATTGCTGTTGAAGCAAAAGGTCGTGCGCTGAGAGCCGATTACTCCGTTGAACTGGCACAAGACCTCAAGGCGATCCACGGTCTTGATGCCGAGTCGGAGCTGGCAAACATTCTGTCAACCGAGATCCTTGCTGAGATCAACCGTGAGGTTGTTCGTACCGTATATCGCGGTGCTAAGCCTGGTGCTCAAGCTAACGTTGCTAACGCTGGCGTATTTGACCTCGACGTTGACTCCAACGGTCGTTGGTCGGTTGAGAAGTTCAAAGGTCTGCTCTTCCAAATCGAGCGCGATGCCAACGCAATCGCACAAGAGACTCGTAGAGGGAAGGGTAACGTCATCGTCACTTCTGCTGACGTTGCTTCTGCACTCGCTATGGCAGGCGTTCTGGACTACTCCAGCGGCATCAATCAAGCTGTTGGTGGTCTGGGCGAGATCGATGACACTGGTAACACCTTTGTCGGCACTCTCAACGGTCGCTTCAAGGTCTATATTGATCCTTATTCGGCAAACGTTGCTTCTGACCAATACTACGTTGTTGGCTACAAGGGTTCCAACGCTTATGACGCTGGTCTCTTCTATTGCCCATACGTTCCTCTGCAAATGTACAGAGCGATCGGTCAGGATACCTTCCAGCCACGCATCGGATTCAAGACCCGCTACGGCATGGTCCTGAACCCATTTGCTAAGGGTCTGACTGCACTGAGCAATAGCGATCCTCAGCACAGCAGCAACCTGTCTGCTAACGCTTACTATCGTCGCGTTCGCGTTAAGAACCTCATGTGAGTCTTTCCCTCACATTTACTGGGACCTCTTCGGAGGTCCTTTTTTATTGGGATAAATATATTATTCCACGCACATGTACCATGGCGAAGTCAGCTAACAAAGGCAAGAAAGGATCTGCCAATAATAAAAAGCAAAACCAAGGTAACGCTACCGCTAATAAAGCTAAGAACGGAGGAAAGAAAAAATGATTGACCTAATCGCATTTGCGATTATTGGTATGGCAGAAATCGGACCTAACGTTTGTAAGGTTGATTACATGCGCTATGTGGATGTGGAATCAGTTACTTTACCCTGTGACAGTATGAAACTAAATATGATTAGTGGTGATAAGAAAGATGGCGTCTGAAACAAATTTATTTTCTCCAAGAAATCAAAACTTCTTATCTCCAGTAGGATTCAAATTTGTTATTGGTAGAACTCCAAACGTGGACTACTTCTGCCAATCAGCTTCGATTCCAGATGTGAATATTGGTATTCGAGAAATCCAAACACCAATCAAAGATTTCAGTGTACCAGGAGACAAGATCACATACGGAGATCTGAATCTCAGATTCCTGGTGAACGAAACACTTGATAATTATTATGAGATTTACAGATGGCTCAAAGGACTCACAAACCCACAGGAATGGGAAGAGTTCTATGAGTATATTCAAACTGTAGATGAATCAGGTAGATCTACAAGCTTCACTAAACAAATGAGTGACGCACGTCTACTGATTCTTAATAGCAACTACAATACAGTATCGAGTGTCAATTTTTACAATATTTGGCCAACTAGTTTAACAACCTTGGAATTTGATTCCACTGCTACAGATATTAATTACTTTACAGCAGAGGTAAATTTCAAGTATACTTTATATGAAATCACTGACTCTGACGGACAGATTGTATGAATCTTGAAACCCTTGACGAAATGTGGGAAAAGGATTCCCACTTAGATGATGAAAAATTAGATCATGACTCATTATCGATCCCCAGATTACATGCTAAATATTTAAGACTATACAATAGTTTTGCGGTTCTTCGGGATCAGCAAGAGCTAACCGTAAAATCGGTATACCGTGATCGTTGGGAATTTTATACTGGCAAATCAGAAAAACCTTTTCACATTAAACTTCTCAAACAAGATGTAGGCATCTACATAGACTCTGACGAAGAATATCAAAGAGCGGTTCTGAAACTTAAGTATTATAACCAGATGGTCGAATCACTAAAGACCATCATCACGGCAATTAACAATCGTTCATTCCATATTAAGAACGCGATTGAGTTTGCCAAATTTTTGAAAGGTTATGAAGTCTAGTGTCATCATCGAAAAGAAGAACGAGGTTTATTTAAAGATTGATTGTGAACCGCACGTACAATATGAGTTAGCTGACGAGTTCACGTTTGATGTACCTCAAGCGAAATTCATGTCAGCTTATAAGAAGAGGTTCTGGGATGGCAAAATCAAATTATTCTCCCCTGGTACGGGCGAGATTTATGTTGGTCTTCTCCCTTACGTTACAAGTTTTTGCAAGGAAAGGGGGTATGAATATGTCTATAGAGAAAACAAGTTTTACGGACTTCCATCAGAAGTGGATGAGTTTGTCACCCCTGAAGGAATCGGAGAATTCGTAAAGACTCTAAACATACCACATAAAGTAAGAGACTATCAATACAAAGGCATCTACGAAGCTCTGAGAAACAAAAGGAAGCTTCTGTTGTCTCCGACTGGATCTGGAAAATCGCTGATGATCTATGCGATTATCAGATACTTCGAGAAAAAGAATTTAAAGACACTCATCGTTGTCCCAACTACATCGCTGGTCGAACAGATGTATAAGGACTTTGAGGATTATGGTTGGAACGCTAAGCACCACTGCCATAAAGTATATGGTGGACAATCTCCGATTTCCAAAAAGGATGTGGTGATTACAACTTGGCAGTCTATCTACAAGCTCCCTAAGAATTACTTTAATGATTTTGGAGCAGTGATTGGAGACGAGGCACATCTCTTTAAAGCTAAGTCACTCACTGGGATCATGAATAAGTTGCATGATTGTAAATACCGCGTTGGGTTCACAGGTACATTAGACGGAACTGCAACCAATCGCCTTGTTCTTGAAGGTGTGTTTGGTGCTGTCAATAAAGTCATTAAGACTGAGAGTCTTATTCAACAGGGGCATCTCTCTGAATTTGAAATTAAGGTTCTTATTCTAAAGCATGACTCAAAAGCATTTGATAGCTACCAGCAAGAGATTGATTACCTTGTAGAGCATTCTGGTAGAAACAAATTCATTCGCAATCTGGTGTGTGATCTTGAGGGTAATACTCTCGTGCTGTTTAACTACGTTGAGCGTCATGGTATGCCTTTATTTGATCTCATAAATAATAAAGTTGGAGAAGATCGATTGGTCTTCTTGGTACACGGGGGAGTAGAAGTCGAAGACCGCGAGAAAGTTAGACAAATCGCAGAGACTACATCGAACTCTATCATCGTTGCATCATACGGAACATTTAGTACAGGCATCAACATTCGTAATCTTCATAATGTTGTATTTGCCTCCCCGTCAAAATCAAGAGTAAGAAACTTACAAAGTATCGGGCGCGTTCTCAGAAAAGGTGAGAACAAAAGAAAAGCAGTACTTTATGATATTGCTGACGATATATCAAAAGGATCAAAAAAAAACTATACACTCAATCACTTAGTAGAAAGAGTAAAAATATACAACGAAGAAAACTTTAATTATGAATTCATCGATGTTCGCATTCGAGATAACTAAAATGGATGAGGAATTTCTTGCCGCACTAAAACTAATTACTGGTGAAGAGATTCTTGCTGTCGTTTGTCCTGTTAATGATGAAGCTGGAGAATATGTAATTGTTGAGAATCCAATCGAAGTAGAAGAAGTTCAACTCGGTAGGAAAGCAGGAGCCAAAGTTGGACCCTGGATGAAGTTCTCAAATGAAACTGTATTCATTATTCCAAAAGAAAAAATTGTCACACTTGTAGAAGTCAGTTCAGAAGTCGAAGTATTCTACAAGCTCTCTTTGAGAAAATTAAATCGTGATTCAAATCAATTGAATGTAGACAAGACAAACGGGATAGGAAGACTTGGATCTGTAGAAGAAGCTAGAAAAAGATTAGAGAATCTATTTAAAAGATAAAAGCTATTAACTATTTTTTGAACCCTCCACAGGGTTATTGTATCGTTTTTTGGGGGGTCTGTCAAGCCCCTTGACTTACGCAGTTCAATTTGCTACACTTATAGAAAATCAATACATGTTGTATGAATGACAAAGAAAACTGGAAAATCAGAACACTACGTTAATAACAAAGAATTCTTAGAGGAACTCATCGAATTCAAACGCAAGTGCAAAGTTGCTGCTGAGAAGGGTGAACCACGTCCTCAAATTAATAATTATATTGGCGAGTGTTTTCTGAAGATCGCAACTCACTTATCATACAAACCAAACTTCGTGAACTACATGTTCAGAGAGGATATGATCTGTGATGGAATTGAGAACTGCGTTCAATACATCGAGAACTTTAATCCTGATAAATCAAGCAATCCCTTTGCTTACTTTACTCAGATCATCTACTATGCTTTCTTGCGTAGAATCCAAAAAGAAAAACGTCAGCTAGAAATCAAGAATAAAATTCTTACTAGATCTGGATATGAACAAGTGTTTCATTCTGATGACAACGATTTTTCTTCGGACTATAACACCATCAAAGAAAACGTAGAGATTAGAATCAAATGAGTAACGAAGAAGAATTAGAACGTATTGCAAATGATTATGATTGATCTTATTAAAACACTACTTAAATCAGCACTTGCTACCTCCCGTTGGGGTCCGCTAACAGAAGCAGATGAAGAACTTGTATGGGACTCTTCCTTTGCTAAAATATTCAAAGCATCATCTATTCGCCGTACACCCCACACCCCACGCACTGCAATTACACTCGAATGACTCAGCTTATTGACCCCTCTGATCCACGCTATTTCCGACAAACATCTGACGAACCATATCTCCGTCACGATTATAAATTAGTAACAAGCACTGGCGAATCTGTTATCTTTGATAATTATGAAGATGTGCAGCGTAGGTGGTTTGAGCGTGGTGGTAATTTTTTAAGTCACGTTGAAGTTCTAGATCACAAAGAACCTAAGAATAAAAAGAAGAAATGATTTCCAGATCCAATTTCAACCCACGAAGGTTACGTAGGTGGCAAGTTGTAACGAGTATTTAAATTATGAAAGTAGCGATCATTACAGACCAGCATTTTGGAGCAAGAAAGTCAAACAGAATCTTTCATGACTTCTTCCTAAAATTTTATAACAACATCTTTTTTCCAACACTGGAAGAACGTGACATCAAAGTAGTAATTGACTTAGGTGATACATTTGACAACCGCCGCAATATTGACTTGTGGTCTATTCACTGGGCTAGAAAAAATTATTACGACCGCCTAGATAAAATGGGCGTGAATGTTTATTCTGTTGTTGGTAATCACACGGCATACTTTAAAGATACCAATAACATCAACACCCTGGATAACGTTCTTGGGCAGTATGATAATATTAAGATATACTCAAAACCAACTGAAGTGAATATTGGTGGTTTGGGTATTTTGTTTGTTCCATGGATCAATCAAGAAAATGCTGAAGAAACTTTCCAACTTATTGAAAAGACAACTTGCGAGTGTGCGATGGGGCACCTTGAGCTCAACGGATTTGAAGTCCGTAGAGGACTCATCATGGACCACGGTGATGAGAGCGGTCGCTATAAAAAGTTCAAGCAAGTATTCTCGGGACACTACCATCACAAGTCATCCAGAGCTAATGTAAAGTACCTTGGCAATCCTTACCAAATTTATTGGAATGATTACAAAGATCAAAGAGGATTTCATATCTTTGACACAGACACTCTTGAACTTGAGTACATTCAAAATCCATATGAAATCTATGAAAAGATTTACTATGATGAAAGCAAGGTAAATAGTTCTAAGTTTAAGTACAAAGATTACTCAGAGAAATTTGTTAAGGTTGTAGTTGAAAAGAAAAATGACTCTCACAAGTTTGATTTTTTTGTAACTCAACTTTTTGCAGCAGGAGTACATGAAGTAAAGATCATCGAGGACCCTTCTTTCGAATCAGATCTCCGAGAAGAAATTGATATTGAAACTGAAGACACTCTCACTATTCTTGAGAAGTATGTTGATGACCTTGAGCATCAAGATAAATCTGGTCTCAAGAATCTTTTGAAATCTTTGTACGTCGAAGCACTGGAGCTTGTTTGATGTACATACTCGCACTGAAAGGTTATGAAGAAGAAGGTGCATATGCTGTCACTTCAGATGAGGGTGAGCAGATTGTGTACCTTTTTCTTGACAAAGACGACGCAGTGCGCTATGCTGGTCTTCTGGAAGCAGATGATTTTCCAGAAATGTCAGTAGTAGAAGTGGAAGACCGTAATGCTATGCGAGCTTGCGAGCAGCATGGTCATCCATACTATATCGTAACTCCCGACGATATAGTGATACCTCCTAGAGAAGATTAATTTTTGTCCTTTCATTATGATTATATTCAAGTCTATACGTTGGAAAAACTTTCTCTCTACGGGAAATGTTTTTACTGAACTGCGTCTTGATAACAGTCCTTCTACTCTGATCGTGGGTAGTAATGGTGCTGGCAAGTCCACTCTTTTGGATGCGATTTGCTTCGCCCTGTTTAACAAACCCTTTCGGAAAATCAACAAACCCCAGTTAATCAACTCGATTAATGAAAAAGATTGCCTTGTTGAAGTAGAGTTCAGTGTTGGTTCTAAAGAATATCTTGTTCGTCGTGGAATCAAACCCTCTATTTTTGAGGTACATCTGAATGGACAAATGTTGAATCAAGAAGCTTCAGCTGTTGATCAGCAGAGGTCCCTAGAGCAAAACATTCTGAAGTTGAATTTCAAGTCATTCACTCAGGTTGTCATTCTTGGTTCATCTACTTTTGTTCCATTCATGCAGCTTCCTCCAGCGCATCGTAGAGAAGTTATTGAAGACTTGCTTGATATCAAGATCTTCTCTACGATGAATCTTCTTCTTAAAGATCGAATTAAAATCATTCGGGATGATATTAGAGATCTTGATTACAAGATGGAGATCGCTAAAGAAAAGGTGCAACTGCAACAAAGATTTATTGCTGATCTGAAGGAGCAGTCTGCAGCTAACAACGTTCAAAGACAATCGAGTATTAACTCCATTCGATCTGAGATTGAATTGATTCAAGGTATCAATATTGAGAACCTTGAATTGTGTGAGGGAATACAAAACCAAATCGATGAATGTGGTACAGTAGAAGATGAGTTTGATAAACTCAAAATCTTCGAATCTAAGTTCCAAGACAAATCTAAAAAACTGAAGAGCGACTATAAATTCTTTGAAGAGAATGATACGTGCCCTACTTGCAAGCAAAGTATAACTGAAGAACTTAGAGTAGAAAAGAAATCAAATATTGAATCCTCTATTGAGGAGCTAGAGTCCGCTACAAAAGATCTTAAGGTTAAGATCCATGATATCACTGAATCCCTCAATAAGAAAAAAGAGTTTCTTAAAAATTACCAAGACCTCCAGCAGCAAATCTCTACCAATAATAGGGAGATCCAGTGGAAGCAAGACTCTATACGAAAAATTGAAGAAGAAATTGAAAAGCAAAATGGTGGCGGGGCGAACCTAATACGGGAACAAGAAAAATTAAAGGAGTTGGCTAAGGAAGGAATTTCGATTGAAAAAGAACTTTCTTCCACAAAACATAAAAGGGATAACCACGAGGTTGTCCTTTCCATGCTCAAAGATACTGGTATCAAATCCCAGATCATTAAAAGGTATCTGCCCGTGATGAACCAACTCATCAACCGTTATCTCAAAGAGTTGGACTTTTATGTTTCGTTTAGTCTTAGTGAAAACTTTGAGGAAACCATCAAGTCACGTTATCGTGATGACTTCTCTTATGCTTCTTTTAGCGAAGGTGAAAAGATGCGAATAGACTTAGCTCTGTTGTTTACTTGGAGAACTATTGCTAAGATGAAGAACAGTGCTAATACCAACCTCCTTATTCTGGACGAAATTTTTGATAGTAGTCTGGATACTTCTGGAACAGAGGACTTCATGAAAATCCTTAGGACATTCTCTGACAATACAAATGTTTTTGTTATTTCTCATAAACCAGATGTATTGCAGGATAAGTTTGCTAGTATTCTTCGTATAGAAAAAAAGCAGAACTTCTCTGTTATAACAGAAGAATAAATAATAAATCATACATTTTGTCATGACACACTACAAACCATATACTCCAGAATGGCATCGTAAAAGGTATCTGAAAGAAGCGATCGATAATTATCTGGATGAGCAAATTGAAAATGAAATTATCCTAAATGATATATCTGATATCCTCTCAGAGAGATCTGAACGAGCATATCAAGAATTCAATAGGATTAACGATTTGGAATCAAGGATCAAGTAATTAATGCTAACCAACCCCATCTAGAAATTTCATATGCTGTCAGCACAATATCGTCTTCGCCTTGAAGGAATCTGTGATAAGATTGCAAAACATCAAGAAGTAAGTCTCGAAGATATGATCTGGGCAGAGAAACTTGCTAAGGCAAATCGCTCTGCTGCTACCATCCTCCGTCAAGCACGTAGGACTGCTGAGAACCCAGATATGCAGGAGGGAGATATGGATGATTTTTTAAACCAACTTGATATTGGTGGGACGGGGCTTGACAGATTCGGGAGAAGGGGTTTTAATAGTGTGGATGACATGGTGGACTGGTTCACCGAAGACAAACCCGACGACTGGAGGCAACGTGACTAACGTACCAAACTGGCAGCACCACTCCAAGAAGGAGAAGAAGCGCCACCTTAAGCCACAGGCACTAAGACAAGCGAAAGCTCGCCTGAGCCACTTCAAGAAGTGTCACATGAACCCCGCCAAGCGCGGGGTTTCTTCGTATTGTAGGTACATCCAAGAGACCTCAGTATGAACAACGTCAAAGACCATCTCGCTCGCCTTCTCGCTCAAGAGGATCTGATTGTTGAGCACAGACAGGTTGAGACTGCACAGTTCAACGTAGAGACTCGTGTGCTCACTCTTCCTATGTGGAAGAAAGCTAGTAATGATGTTCTTGATTTGTTGATCTCGCATGAGGTTGGACATGCTCTCTACACTCCTAATGACTGGTCTTTTGAGAGCGAGGTTCCTACTCAATTTGTGAATGTCACTGAGGACATTCGTGTTGAGAAGTTGATGAAGCGTCGCTATCCTGGTCTTGCAAAGACTTTCTTCCGTGGATATAAAGATCTCAGCGACCAAGACTTCTTCTCTATCGGTGATTCCGATCTCAGTTCCTATAACACTGCCGATCGTCTGAACATTCATTTCAAGATTGGTAATTTTGTTACCGTTCCTTTCTCCGAAGAGGAAAAAGAGTTTGTGAGTATTGCAAACTCTCTGGAGACTTTTGCTGATGCTGTTGAGCTTGCAAAGCTTATCTATAAGTTCTGTAAGGAATCCATCAAAGAGAAAGTAGAAGATCTTGATGCTGATGCTCCTCAGAGCACTTCACCATCTCAGGGTCAGTCTACTCAATCTGACTTCTCTGATTCTCAGGATGGGGAGAATGAAGATGATAGTACTAATGAATCTCCTTCCGATCTTTCTGGTTCTCCTGAGATCAAGCAGGAATCCCAGGACTTTGAAGATCATGGTGCAGATGATGTTGAGGTTCAGACTGATTCTAACTTTAACGACTTTGTTAAGGATCTGATTGACAACAACGGCGGATTGTTTGATTATCTCGAAGTTCCGAACTTCGATTGGAACCAAGTCATCGTTAGCAATTCCCGTGTCCATGAGCACATTCAAGGTGCCTGGGAAGCAAATGATTATGATGATAGTAGTGAATCTTTCTACCGTGTAGATTCTGAGTATCGTCAGTTCAAGAAAAACTGTGCCCAGGAAGTCAACTATCTCGTGAAAGAGTTTGAGTGTAAGAAGTCTGCAAGCTCATATGCTCGCGCTACTACCTCTCGCACTGGTGTTCTGGATTGCACTAAGCTTCATACCTATAAGTACAACGAAGATCTCTTCAAGAAGGTTACCAACCTTCAGCAGGGCAAGAACCATGGTCTGATCTTTAACCTTGATTGGTCTGGTTCTATGCGGGATACAATCTTTGCTACCTTCAAGCAGTTGATTGCTCTGGTTTTATTCTGCCGTAAAGTTGGTATTGCATACACCGTGTATGCTTTTAGTGATGGTTGGACTCCAGAAACTTTTCGAGACTTTGCTCATGAAGAGGCAAATAAGATTTGGATTCATCCAGATTTTTCCATGCTGACTCTTCTTACTAGCAAGTCCAACAACTCCGAGCATGAGCGTCAGTGCCGCAATCTTTTTAGACTTGCAGCTACTTTAGGTCGTGCAAACTTTCCGACATACTATCCTGTTGCTAGGAAGCTTCATCTTTCTGGCACTCCGTTGAATGAAGCTGTGCTATCTATGTTCCATATCGCACCTAAGTTCAAGAAGGAAAACAAGTGCGAGAAGGTTCACATCATTAATCTGACTGATGGTGAGGGTCATCCCATGTGCCGTAGTAAGTCAGTCCGCAATTATCGTGATGGATCTTCTATGATTATTCGCAATCCTATTTACGGTAACTGTCTGCTTCGCGATAGAAAGACTGGAAAGACCTATCAGTTTGGTCATAATCAGTGGGCTCAGACCAGCACTTTTGTGCAAAACTTCCGAGATCGTTTCTCTGACTGTGAGATCATTTCGATTCGAATCCTCTCTGGTCGTGAATGGAATCGTTACAAGATGTCCGATCTTCCTTATGGGCGTACCTACTCAATCCAAGCTGATGAAGAGTGGAAGAAGAATCGCTGCTACATCAATCCACATACTGCATACAGCATTTCCTACGCACTTCGTAACGAAAGCCTTGACACAGACACCGAGTTTGTAGTAGGAGAGGATGCGTCTAAAGCACAGATCAAGAGTGCATTTAGAAAAGCCCTGAGCGGCAAGAAGTCCAACAAGAAGATTCTCTCATCCTTTATCGAGCAGATTGCATGAACATTTTCGCGACCGATCCATCTCCCCGTAGATCTGCTATCTCTTTGCCAGATAAGCACATCGTTAAGATGCCACTAGAATGTTGTCAGATGATCTCCATCATCTACTCTAAGTGGTATCTTAACTGGGGTGAAATTCATAGAGCAGATGGACAAGCTTATTCAACAGCAAAGGGTGCTTTTCGTAATCATCCTTGTACAAAATGGGCAGCACAAAACATTTACAATCTAGCTTGGTTGATTCAGCACGGTTGTGCTTTGTCATCTGAATACTCTTATAGATATAATAAAGTGCATTCGTGCGCCAAGTCTTTGTTTGAAGCTAAGTTAATTTTTCATCAGCAAACCAGTAAGACCATAACTTGTTATTGCATGGCAGAGAACTTTGCCCGTGCCATGCCAGATGAATTTAAGCTTGACACAAGTATAGATACATTCGACGCATACAAAATGTATGTTGCATCTAAACCTTGGGCTGCTTCAAATTACCTTCGTAAACCTGAGAGAAAACCTTACTGGATATGAGACACGTCCTTTTTACTTTGAAAAACTGTTCTGCTGTACTTCTTGATGATGAGCAATACGTCAAAGATGTCGTGTTATATGCCGCTATCAAATGCAACTCGACTCTGTTGGCGATTAATTCTCACAAGTTTGATCCACAAGGAGTGACGTGTGTAGCTATGCTTGCTGAAAGTCATATCAGCATTCACACTTGGCCAGAGTTAGGGATGGCGGTCTGTGATATTTTTACATGTGGAGATCACACAACCCCTCAGGATGGAGTCGAATACATGAGGAAAATGCTTTATGCTGACAACATGGTTAGTCAGGAGTTCTTCAGACCACTTTCTTAAGTGTCCACTGCCCGCCCCTGAGGCGGGTTTTTGCTTTATGATATGTCCATACCAATCAAGGAAACCAACTATGACCTCCAACTTTGTTGCTGAAATTCGTTCTGAGTATGGCGAGAGCGTCACTGCTGCTGACGTAAAAGCATTTGCTCGCAGCAGAGGTGTCTCCTATCCTACGGTCACTCGTTATCTTGATGCATACAAAGTCAAGCGTGGTCTTTGGAATCTGACCATCCAAGAAAAGCTTGAGCAGACCTATCAGGCACCTGCTGCTGCTCCTGCTGTTAGTGTTACCGTTCGGGAAGATCAGAACCTTATTCCTACCAAAGACTCCAGTTATGTCCCGTTCGGGAACTTTACTGATGTGAAGAGGATCATCAAGTCTGGCATCTTCTATCCCACCTTCATCACAGGTCTCTCTGGTAATGGTAAGACCTTCTCTGTTGAGCAAGCATGTGCTCAGTTGGGTCGTGAGTTGATTCGTGTCAATATCACTATCGAGACTGACGAAGATGATCTTCTCGGCGGTTTCCGTCTCATCAACGGTGAGACTGTGTGGCATAATGGTCCTGTGGTGGAAGCACTTGAGCGTGGAGCTATTTTGCTTCTGGATGAGATTGACCTTGCATCTAACAAGATCCTGTGTCTTCAGTCAATCCTAGAAGGTAAGGGAGTCTTCCTCAAGAAGATCGGCAAGTATGTCAATCCTACTGCTGGGTTCAACGTGATCGCTACTGCCAACACCAAAGGTAAAGGTTCTGATGACGGTCGTTTCATCGGCACCAACGTGCTCAACGAAGCATTTCTTGAGCGTTTCCCCGTGACCTTTGAGCAGGAGTATCCTTCTCCCTCTACCGAGCAGAAGATTCTGGAAGGCATCTCTCTTGATCTTGGTGTGGAAGATCGTGACTTCTGTAAGCGTCTGGTTGACTGGGCAGACATCATCCGTAAGACCTTCTATGATGGTGGTATCGATGAGATCATCAGCACTCGTCGTCTTGTCCACATCATTCGTGCTTATGCTATCTTCCAAGATAAGGCAAAAGCAATTCAGTCTTGCATCAATCGTTTTGATTCCGAGACGAAGCAAGCTTTTACTGAATTGTATGATAAAGTAGATGTAGATGTAAACTTTGGAGATACTAATGATCGATCTGTGGAAGGAGTACAGGGAAGTCCTTTTTGAGACTTTCCCTGACCTTGGGTGGTCACATAGTTGGGCTCGATGGTCTGAGAATGATACAGAACTTAGAGCCCAAATTTACACAGGTCCACACTTTCTGAAGTCCAGAGAAGTTTTGATTTGGGATGAGAAAGCTTGTATTTACAACAACATTCTTTATCCCAAAACTGGATCCAATCTTCCTTGCTTTGGGATGGATCTAATGGGATTCTTTGAAAAGAAAGTCATCATCGTATTTGACTTTCAGCATCCCACTGAGAACTATATGTTCTCTGTTCCTGGACTTCCCAAGGCAGAAGGATCATTTAGATTCTTTGAGCCTGGCAACCATTTTTCTGAAAATGTTTATGTTGCCAAATGTACCATGTCCCAAGTCAACGATCATCTCCCGATGTTTAAAGAATACTTGACTGTATACAAGGATATGGTAGAATGTAGTTGTCCTACTGGAGAAGATACTTCCGTGTATTCTGACTTTGACAAATACATGACAGAGCTAGATCCAGTCGGAGGTTACCTCTCAAGTAAATTCGGTAAAGAAAAATCCGAAGCACTTGTAAATGATTTCCTTTTTTGCTATGGTTAATTCTTGGTCACTGCTTTATGATGTTATGGAAAATGACAAAATTGTTCTGAACTACGATCGCGATCCCGTTGTTGATTATGCTCCTGGTGGAGTTCTCAACATCACTGGTAATGTTGATCTTGGTTCTTTCGCCTCAAATGTGAAATACAAGTATGAAGAAGATAAAATTGTTAGCGAGCTCCTTGGGTACATCCGTGGAACTTACCAGCAGCATTATTCAGCTGGTGATGATCAGATCCAAACCCTTGATCTGATTGAAGCTTGTGGAGATGGTGAACCTTTCTGTCGTAGCAACATCCTGAAGTATGCTTCGCGCTATGATAAGAAAGGAACCGCTCGTCGTGACATTCTGAAGATCCTGCACTACGCAGTTCTACTGCTACATTTTAACGATAAAAATGCTAAGCGTGAAACCTATGAAACTTTCTAGAAGTACCCTCGACATTCTGAAGAATTTCTCCACTATCAATCAGTCGATTTGCTTTAAGAAAGGTAGTCAAGTTTCAACTCTTTCGATTCAAAAAAACATTCTTGGTCGTTGCGTTGTAGAAGAAAAGTTTCCAAGAGACTTTGCAATCTATGATCTGAGTGAGTTTCTCTCTGGTCTGACTCTATTCAACGATGCTGAGTTTGATTTTACAAACGATAGTTATCTTACAATTAAAGATAGTCGTAACAAGACTCGGTATTTCTTTGCAGATCCTTCTGTAATTACAACTCCACCAGATAAAAAAGTTGAGTTGCCAACTCAAGATGTTTGCTTCCTTGTATCGTCAACCGACCTTTCAAACATTATTAAAGCTGCTGGCATCTATGGTGTAGAAGATCTGTCTGTCGTTGGAAATGGATCTACTATTGATCTGGTCGTTAGAGATAAAAAGAATGACACCTCTAACAGCTATGCTGTTAGCGTTGGAGAAACAGATTCGAACTTCTGTTTCAATTTTAAGGTTGAGACCCTGAAGCTTCTTCCTGGTGATTATTCTGTCGTTGTCAGTAAGCACAACGCATCTCTCTTCAGACATGCTACACTGGATTTGGAATATTTGATTGCCCTTGAACCCGACTCTAAGTATGAAGGATGATTTTCTGTGGGTTGAAAAGTATCGCCCACAAACTATTGAGGACTGTATTCTTCCTAAAGAAACGAAGGATACATTCCAATCTTTTGTTGATGCTGGGGAGATCCCCAACCTTCTTCTTTGTGGCACCGCTGGTATTGGAAAGACCACGGTAGCTAAAGCACTGTGTAATGAACTTAATGTAGATTCCTATGTCATTAATGGATCCGACGAAGGTAGATTCCTTGATACTGTCAGAAACCATGCGAAGTCTTTCGCTTCGACCGTCTCACTTACCTCGTCTGCTAAGCACAAGGTTATTATTATTGATGAGGCAGACAACACAACCCACGATGTACAGCTCCTCCTACGGGCGTCTATTGAGGAATTTGCTGGCAATTGCCGTTTCATCTTTACCTGCAACTACAAGAACAAAATTATCGAACCACTCCACTCAAGGTGTGCCGTTGTTGACTTTGGAATCAAAGGAAAGCAAAAAGTTCAGATTGCTGGAAATTTCTTCAACCGTGTCAGGACTATACTTGAGAGCGAAAGTATCAAGTATGATCCGAAGGTTCTCGCAGAGGTTGTCCAAAAGTACTTTCCCGATTTTCGACGTACCCTAAATGAGTTGCAACGTTATAGCGTTGGTGGTATAATTGATACAGGTATTCTTGCCAACATGGCGGAAGTTCGCATGGGCGAACTTATGGAAGCTTTGAAGAATAAAGAGTTTACCTTAGCTCGTAAGTGGGTCAATACTAATTTGGATAATGACCCTAACATTATTCTTAGGACGATCTATGAAACTCTGTATGATAGTCTTCAACCTCAGAGCATTCCTCATGCAGTCTTGGTGATTGCCAAGTATCAGTATCAATCTGCTTTTGTTGCTGATCAAGAAATTAATCTTCTTGCTGCTCTTACTGAAATTATGTGTGAGTGTCAATTCAAATGATTTCGGAGTTTAGTAATCCAAAAACTCAAGAATATTTAAAATTTAAAAAAGAAGTTCTTGATTGTTACTTTCCTTGGTGTTGGACTGCGGATAGTGTTCAGGATGAAGATGATAATCCACATAAAAATCCAATTCCAGTATTTACTCACACCATAGTAAAACGACCTTTGGATCCACCTGATTATAATTTATACCCAAAGCAAACTTCTGCATACGTCAACATAGCTAATTCCATACTTCAGCAAATATTTCTTTATAATAAAATAAATGTTGAATGTGTTTTTAGGATTGGAGTAAATTTAACTATACCAGTTATAGGATCTGAAAAAACATTACCACATGTAGATCATGATTTCCCTCATAAAAATTTACTTATTTATTTAAATGGTGGAGATGGTGATACTGTTTGTGGAGGAGAATCCTTTTCCCCAAAAGAAGATGCTATAATAGTTTTTGAGGGAGAACACTATCATTACCTTCCTTCAAAATCAAGACGAGTGGTTCTTATCTGTACCTTTATGTAATTATGAAATCTCTGAAAACACCTCTTCGTTATCCTGGCGGTAAGTCCAGAGCTTTAACTAAACTATTTGAATATTTGCCTGATGAACCGTTCTCTGAATATAGAGAACCTTTCTTAGGTGGTGGTAGTATGGCAATAGAAGTTACCAAATCTTTTCCAGGTAGAGTGGTTTGGGTAAATGATCTTTATGAGCCACTGGTTAACTTTTGGCAACAACTTCAGGCGTTTGGACCTGAGATGTGTAAAGATCTAACTCAAATTAAAAATGATCTTGGAGTTGTTCCCGACAAATCAGACTCTGTAGAACTCAACTCATATTACGCAAGAGCCGAACAGGTATTTCTTAAAGCTAAAAGTGAACTAAATGACGGAACAGCAAATAACTACCAGAGAGCTATTGATTTTTGGATTGTCAATAAGTGCTCTTTTTCTGGTCTTACTGAATCTTCCTCCTTCTCAAAACAAGCAAGCGTCGCCAACTTCACCTTGCGAGGAATTGAAAAGTTCCCAGACTACTCAAAAGTAATTGAGAAGTGGAGGATTACAAACTTGTCATACGATCATCTTAAGTCTGATGATAAGAATGTCTTTGTGTATGCGGATCCTCCCTATGACATTAAAGATAATCTCTATGGCAATAAAGGAAGTATGCACAAGGGATTTGATCACTCTCGTTTTGCTGATGAGATGGATTGCTGGTTATGCAACATCATGATCTCATACAACAATCATCCAGACATTTGTCAAAGGTTTACTGAATGGTGTCAGTATGATTATGCCCACACTTATACCATGCGATCTACTGGAGATTACATGGCAGACCAACAAGACCGTCGTGAATTGATTCTTACTAATTATGGGAAGTTTAGGGGTGCGTGTTCTCCGTAGTGGTTACTGCCAACTGTATCACACTACAAGAGGAGCTCTATCAACGTTCTGTCCAAATGCACAGTTTGCGTTGATTAATGGTGATGAGGTTCATGTGACCCTCAAGAGTGGTTCTGTTGCTATTTACAAGGTCAATAGTGGTGGAACTGGAGTCGTTGGTCCAACTAAGATTATCACTTAATTATGGCAGAATTGAAGGACTGGTTAAACAGTATTAATGATAACAAACAAAATATTCTAGAAGAAGATCCTACTTTAGAAAAAGCATATCCTCCTTACATTATCAACAAGTGTCTTGCTGGACACGTTGATACTGTTCTGTTTGCAAACGAAATGAACAAAGCGCATCATCTAGATAAGAGGATGCAATATGATTTTTATATAAATATCGTTAGGAAACGAAAACGGTTTTCACCTTGGTTGAAGAAAGCTAAGATTGACGATCTAGAGCATGTAAAAAGTTACTATGGTTATAGCAACGAAAAAGCAAAGATCGCTCTCACTCTTCTAACTGAACAACAACTTGATTTTATTAGAACAAAACATGACATGGGAGGAAAAAGATGACAGCGGTCGCTGAGCAGGAAGTGTATTGGACTTCCGATTGCATGGTTGAAGTTAGCTTGAATGAACCAGATGATTTCTTAAAAGTTCGTGAGACCTTAACCAGGATTGGTGTTGCTTCTCGCAAAGAAAAGAAACTCTATCAGTCTTGCCACATCCTTCATAAGCAAGGTAGGTATTACATCGTACACTTTAAAGAGTTGTTTGCTCTTGATGGTAAGAAAGCAAATCTTAGCATTAACGATGTACAGAGAAGGAATCGTATTATTCAATTGCTTAGTGATTGGGGTCTGATCACTGTTGCTAAGAAGGATGATGTAGTTGATGTAGCTCCTCTGAGTCAGATCAAAGTTCTTTCTTACAAGGAAAAGAATGATTGGACACTGGAGAGTAAGTACAACATCGGAAAGAAAAAGGCAGTATAAATATTTGTGAGATCTTTCGTGCGGTCTCTACAAAAGTCGGAACACCCTAAAGAGAGGTTCGGTTTTTACCGTTCCTCTCTTTTTCGTTTTGTGGTTAAATAGTATTGGATGCCGAAAGGGTCCACAAAACACAAACTCGCTTTTAAAGGAGCTACCATAATGACTAATGTTACCCGTTATACGGCTGCGGATCTTCCTACCCTGATGGAAAAGATCACTCGCAACAGTATTGGAATGGACGAGTACTTTGACCGTCTATTCAATCTTCATGAAACCACTTCAAATTATCCTCCATACAATCTTGTTCAGGTAAGTAACGTAGAATCACGTCTGGAAATTGCACTAGCTGGATTTAAAAATGAAGAAGTGAATGTGTACACGGAGTATGGAAAACTTTTTGTTGAAGGACAAAAGGAAGATAAAGAATCTGACACACGTTACGTCCATAAGGGATTGGCTCAACGATCTTTCAAAAGAGTATGGACACTCTCAGATGATACAGAAGTACGAGATGTCACCTTTGATAATGGATTACTGACAATTGTTCTTGGTAAGGTTATTCCAGAACATCATGCTCGTAAAGATTACCTCTAAATAGTTGCGCCAAATATCGTCGGCGCTGAGGGGTTCTTGACAAAGACCAAGAACCCCTCTATAATCTATAGTAAAACTACTTGAAAATATGATCAACGCAGATAGAGTTAAAGTTGTAGTTCTTGTAAATGGTGAACGTGTGATTGCCGATGTTCAGGAAGCAGTGCATAAAGATACTGGAGAACGTCAAGCTTGGGTATTTAATTTTCCATACAAAGTTACTTACGATCAACCACAACTTGATGGTACAGGTATTGTGCTTGATCCAGAAGTTAAAGTTCATTATGAACCTTGGTGTCCTCTGAGTGCAGATGTTCAGATGGCAATTAATACTTCTTTTGTTGCAACTATTCTTGAACCAGTTCCTAGCCTTCGAGATACATACATCGAGAATGTTCGTAAAATGGGCGGTGAAGTAGAATGAGCGTAAAGCTTTTGTTGTTGAAATCTGGTGAAGAAATCATTAGTGAAGTAAAGGAGATCTGTTCTCCTGAAAGTAATGATCCGATCGGTTTTCATTTACACAAACCATTTCGTCTAGATATTGTTTCTGATGTAGACGGTGGTATTATCTTTAATAGAGAAAAGGGATATCAATTGCACTGGTTCCCCTGGGCTCCTCTGAGTAAAGAGAGAGACTTTTTCCTTCCTGGTCATCATGTGCTAACTGCATATGATCCTTTGGATACAATTGCAGAGCAATATATTTCTGCAATCAAAGAGGATACCTACGAAGAAAACTTCAAGAAGCATGAAGCTATGCTTGCAGGTAAGGGTCTTAATGAATTGGATATGGAATCTATTTTTGAAGAAGCTGAAAAAATCTTACGAGAGGATGAAGAAAATGAAAACGATGTTAGTGATTCTGAGAACGGGAATGACCCTGATCTCCAAGGTGGAGCAACTGGATGAGGAACCAGCTTGCCATCTCTCCCAACCATATATGGTTCGAGATGACGGCACTCTAGCTCCTTGGCCAATCTGGTCAAATGATGACGAGATCTTGCTTTATTCCGAAACACTTGCTACAATAGTAGAACCAGCGGAGGAGATCCGCTTGAAGTATGAGCAAGTGACTAAATGAGTTTTTACACAAACGTTCAATTGGTCGGAGATGACCTTCTCTACCTTGGATATGAAGAGGGACCTGGCGGGTTGCTTGAGCGTATCCAAAGGAAGATGAAGTTCTCTCCGACTCTTTTTGTTGTTACTGATAAGCAGACCAAGCACAAGACCTTGGATGGTCGCTACGCCAAGCCTATCAAGTTCGAATCCGTTCGTGAAGCTCGTCAGTTCATAGATAGGTATCGGGAAGTACAGGGTTTTGAAGTCCATGGATATGACCGTTTCTTATATCAATTTGTCTCAGAGGAGTACCCAGGAGAAGTTGATTATAATCTTAAGGCTCTTAAGATTACGTCGCTTGATATTGAAGTTGCATGTGAAAATGGTTTTCCTAACGTGCAAGAGTGCGCTGAACCGCTTCTATCGATTACAGTCCAGGACTATACCTCCAAGAAGATTAAGGTATGGGGTACGAAACCCTATCAGACAGATCGCAAGGATGTTGAATATATTCTGTGTGACGGTGAAGAACATCTGCTCCGTTCTTTCTTATCTTATTGGTCAACTGCATTTCCAGATGTGCTCACGGGATGGAATGTGGAGCTGTATGATATCCCGTACATTTGTGGACGTTTGGAACGTCTGTTTGGGGAAAAGGAAATGAAGCAGATCTCCCCTTGGGGAATTGTTCACCGAGAGGAGATGGAAATCAAAGGAAGGAAGCAAATCATTTACAACATCTATGGTGTTAATGTTTTGGATTACCTTGATTTGTATAAAAAGTTCACATATACGAACCAAGAATCGTATAGATTGGATCATATAGCCTATGTAGAATTGGGACAGAACAAATTGGACCACAGTGAGTTTGAGAACTTCAAGGAGTTCTATACTCGTAACTGGCAAAAGTTCATCGACTACAACATCAAGGACGTGGAGCTTGTTCTTCGCCTTGAAGAAAAAATGAAACTCGTTGAACTTGCTATTGCTCTTGCATATGACGCTAAGGTAAACATGAAAGATGTGTACTTCCAGGTACGCATGTGGGATACCTTAATCTACAACTTTCTTCGCGATAAGAATATTGTTGTTCCTCCCTCTAAACGTAGCGATAAAAGCGAAAAGTACGCTGGAGCATATGTCAAAGAACCGATTCCTGGGCGTTATGATTGGGTGGTTAGTTTTGACCTTAATAGCCTGTATCCCCATCTTATTATGCAGTACAACATCTCGCCAGAGACACTTACCGAAAGGCGACATCCCACTGCGACTGTTGAAAGGATCCTAAACCAAGAGATTCAACCCGATCCAAAATATTGTCTCTGTGCAAATGGATCTCAGTATCGCAAAGACATTCATGGTTTTCTGCCAGAGATGATGCAGAAGATCTACGATGAACGTGTCCAGTCTAAAAAGCTAATGCTTATGGCAAAGCAAGAGTATGAAAAGAATCCATCTCAGGAATTGACCAAAGCAATTAGTAAATACAACAACATTCAGATGGCAAGGAAGATCCAGCTTAACTCTGCCTATGGTGCCATCGGAAATCAATACTTCCGTTATTACAATCTAGCAAATGCTGAGGCAATCACTCTTTCTGGTCAGGTATCTATCCGCTGGATTGAGAACAAGATGAATGCCTACCTAAACAAGATTCTCAAAACTGATGGAGTTGACTATGTTATTGCTTCTGATACTGATTCAATCTACCTTAATCTGGGTCCTCTGGTTGAACGTGTATACGAAGGAAGAGAGAAAGATGATGAGAGCATCGTGGGGTTCCTTGACAAGGTGTGTCAAATGGAACTTGAAAAATATATTGAAGATTCTTATTCGACCCTTGCGAGATATGTAAATGCATATGAGCAGAAGATGATGATGAAGCGAGAGAACATCGCTTCTAGTGGAATCTGGACTGCCAAAAAACGTTATATCCTAAACGTCTGGGATAGTGAGGGTGTTCGCTATAAAGAACCCAAGCTCAAGATGATGGGAATCGAAGCAGTAAAGTCTTCAACACCTGCTCCTTGCCGTCAGGCAATTAAGGAAGCCCTGACAATTATTATGTCGAAAACTGAAGATGACTTGATTGAATTCATAGATAACTTTAGGGATGAATTCAACTCATTACCACCCGAAGATATCGCATTTCCGAGGTCTGTAAATGGGCTCAGTAAGTTCAAATCGCACGGAACAGTGTATACAAAGGGAACCCCTATACATGTTCGTGGCACGCTGCTATACAATTTTTATGTTGCTCAAAAAAACCTAGAGTATAAGTATCCATTAATTCAGGAAGGTGAAAAGATTAAGTTTCTTTATCTTCGCCGCCCAAATAAAATTAATGAAAATGTTATCTCTTTTCTCAATACGTTCCCCACAGAACTTGAGCTGGAGAATAGCATAGATCGTGATGCTCAATTCCAAAAAGCATTTGTCGATCCTTTACAAATCATCCTAGACGTGATAGGATGGAAGACGGAAAAAGTAACTAACCTTGAATTTTTATTCTCATGAATTTTTTGCAAGAAGTAGTCAAAGACATCGGTAATGAATATGCGGGACTCATTAGCGAAGGAGGTATCGGTGACATCGAATCGTTTATTGATAGCGGTTCTTATATTTTTAACGCTCTGGTTAGCGGCTCTATCTTCGGTGGTGTACCATCAAACAAGATCACAGCCATCGCGGGTGAGTCGTCTACTGGTAAAACCTTTTTCTGCCTCGGGGTGGTACAGCACTACCTGGCGGCGAACCCTGACGCTGGAGTAGTTTATTTTGAATCTGAATCTGCCATCAGCAAAGAGATGATTCTCTCGCGTGGTATTGATGGAGATCGAATGATTCTGGTTCCTGTTACTACAGTGCAGGAGTTTCGTACACAAGCTATCAAGATCCTAGATAAGTATCTTGAGCAAAAGAAAGAAGATCGCAAACCCATGATGTTTGTACTTGATAGTCTTGGTATGCTTTCCACTAGTAAAGAGATGGAAGACTCTGCTGCTGGAAAAGATACCAGAGATATGACCCGTGCTCAAGTGGTAAAAGCAATCTTTAGGATCCTTACTCTCAAGCTTGGTAAAGCGGGAGTTCCTATGCTGGTAACTAACCACACCTATGATGTTGTTGGTGCTTATGTTCCCACCAAAGAAATGGGTGGTGGAAGTGGTCTGAAGTATGCAGCTAGCACTATCATCTATCTCAGCAAGTCAAAGGAGAAAGATGGTAAAGAAGTCATCGGTAATATCATTAAGGCAACTACTGCAAAGTCTCGTCTGACGAAAGAGAATGCAAAGGTAGAAACAAGGTTGTACTATGATGCAAGGGGACTGGATCGCTATTACGGACTACTGGAATTGGGTGAGAAGTACGGAGTATTCGAACGCAAAGGCAATAGGGTCGTTGTTGGGGAATCTTCCGTTTATCCTTCTGCTATTCTTGCTGATCCCGAAAAATACTTCACCGAAGAAGTGATGGAGAAGCTTGATTGGGCAGCAGGGCAAGAGTTTAAATATGGAACTGAATCATGAAGTCTGATTTGTTTTCTGCACCATTTAGAAAGTATCACATAGATCTAACTGAAGAAGTAAAGCAAAACATTTTAGGGTTCTATCAGTCCAATAAATTTCAAGTTCCCTCTCCATTCATTTACTACGATGATTACATCCAAGAACTTCTTGGAATCTATGTGGAGACTCTGGATGAATTCCGAGATGAGGTCTATCCAATCGGATCTATCACCATCACATCTGCCGCCCTGGTTGTGCTAAAATCAGGAGAGTCTCTTCCTAGGGACACCTACCTTCCAGGGCACTACAGTGCTGTACACTATTTGAAATATGACGAATCCAAACATCATGCAGATGTCTACTACCATCCAGCTTATAATGTGCTAAACTGTGTGAAACCAGAAACCATTACAAATGAGTTTGATTCTGTAAAGGGACTGTGGGTGAAGGAAGGAGATCTTGTAATCTATCCTTCCTACGTGGATACATCTTCTCCAATCAATACGTCTAAGGAGGAGAGATTTACTTTGATGTTTACTTTTGTGGTTACGCATGATGAGTACAGTAGAGAATCTGGTATTAAAGAATCTTCTGAATGATGAGGAGTATTTAAGAAAGACTCTACCATTTGTCAAGCCAGAATATTTTTCAAGCATGGAGGATAGATCTATCTTCCAGATGATCTTTGATTATTTTTCCAAGTACAACTCCATTCCATCTAAGGAAGCTATGGAGATTGAAGCTGGACACCTTGATAATATTTCTGACGATCAGCACAAAAAGATTGTTGAGTATATACAAGGTATTGATGATGAGAAATCGGAACTTGAATGGGCGCTCGACACCACGGAGAAGTGGTGTAAAGAGAGGGCAATTTACCTTGCGCTCATGGAGTCTATCCGAATTGCAGATGGCAAGGATGATAACAAGACTCCCGATGCTATTCCTAGTATTCTTAGTGACGCGCTGGGAGTATCTTTCGATAATCATATTGGTCATGACTACATCGAAGATTATAGTGAACGCTATGAAAGCTACCACAGGGTAGAGAGTAAGATCCCCTTTGATATTGAGATGCTAAACAAGATCACAAAGGGAGGTATTCCAAACAAGACTCTTAATATCGCTCTTGCTGGTACAGGTGTAGGTAAATCTCTGTTCATGTGTCACATGGCAGCTGCAACTCTTCTGCAAAATAAGAACGTTCTTTATGTTACCTTGGAGATGTCTGAAGAGAAGATTGCAGAACGTATTGATGCCAACCTTCTAAACGTTAACATTCAAGAACTGGCACAATTGCCTAAGATGATGTTTGAAAACAAGGTAAATAGTCTTGCTAAGAAAACTCAAGGTAAGTTAATTGTTAAAGAGTATCCTACTGCATCAGCACACGTTGGTCATTTCCGTGCTCTTCTTAATGATCTTGCTCTCAAGAAAGATTTCCGACCAGATATTATCTTTATTGATTACCTTAATATTTGCTCTTCCCAGCGTTTTAAGGGTTCTCTGGTCAACTCCTACACATTTGTCAAAGCTATCGCAGAAGAACTTAGAGGACTCGCCGTGGAGTTCAACGTTCCCATCGTATCAGCCACCCAAACTACTCGCTCTGGTTATGGTAGCTCTGATGTTGAACTTACTGATACTTCTGAATCCTTTGGGCTTCCTGCTACTGCCGATCTTATGTTTGCTCTTATTAGTACGGAAGACCTGGAACAGGTTGGACAGATTATGATCAAACAATTGAAGAATAGATATAACGATCCCACCATTAACAAAAGGTTTGTCGTAGGTATTGACAGAGCGAAGATGAGGCTGTATGATTGTGAACAGTCAGCACAAAAAAACCTTGTTGATTCTGGGCAAGACTTTGATGAAGAGATCAACCCCAGTGATATTTTACAAAAATTTTCAGGATTTAAAGTATGAGCATCGATTTCAAGCGTTATGAACATTTTGTAGATGAAGTCACCAGTGACGCTTCTAAAGATTTTGTTTACCTTGCTGATCGCCTTGTTGAGCTTGATGCTAAAGGTGCCAATATTGAACGACTGCTTACTGCTGGCGTTGGCATTAATGCTGAGGGCGGTGAGTTTCTTGAGATTGTTAAGAAGATGGTTTTCCAAGGTAAGCCTTGGAACGACGACAATCGAGAACATCTCATTATTGAGTTGGGTGATATTCTTTGGTACGTAGCACAAGCAACTCAAGCACTTGGAATTTCATTTGATGAAGTCTTAGAGCGTAATGTCAAGAAGCTTGAGAAGCGTTATCCTGGCGGGCAGTTTGATATTCACTATTCTGAAAACCGTGCTTCCGATGATCGATGAATAAGTTTATTATGTTTACCAAGGACTCTTGTGGTCCTTGTGGATTAGTTAAGCGATATCTTAATGCACTTAAAGATAATCGTACCAGTGTTATTGAAGAAGTTTATCTCGAAGACTTCAGTGATGTCCCTATTCCACAAGAGAATTTGGATCTTGCAAAGAAGTATGGTGTAACTGCCACTCCCGTTTTGATTGTTGTTGATGAGAATGCAGAACTTCTAGAAACTTACACTGGCGGCATGGGCATTACACAAAACATCCGCAAGTTGTTTGACAAGTATGGCGTATAATTTCCATACCTTTGCTCCCCTGGTAGTCTACGAAACAGACCTACCAGGGTTTTTGCCTGCCATTTATAAATCGTATGACGATCATAAGTTTGAGACTGATGGCGGTAAGATAACTGGTGAGCTAACTGGAAAGGTTTTAGTTCATCAAGATAAGAGATTGCATGATTTCTTCAAAGCGATTGGTAGGAAGACGAGAGAATATCTCAATCACTTTGATATGGATACTGATTCCTTTGAGGTTAATGTAACAAAAAGTTGGTTTGGTATTTGTGAACCTGGTCAATCCTTTCCGATGCACTATCACTCTTGTGCTCATATTAGCTTTGTATATTATGTGCAACCAACTGGAGATCCAATTGTATTTCACACAGAAAATCCTAACCAGTGGTTTGGTGCAGCATTCTCTTTCACTGGTCAGCAGAACGGGTTGAACACACGAGACTATGTGATTGAACCCAAAGCGGAACATCTATTAATATTCCCTGGTTCACTAGAGCACTACACTGTGCCAGTTGACAGACTGCACACTCGGATATCTCTAGCAGGAGACATCGTGCTAACCTTGAAAAAACATAAGGTTGGAAGTGAAGCAGGATTACTCTCCCCACGCTTTTGGAAACGATTCTAAATAGATGGGGAGATTTTTTTATATGGCAGCACTTTCTTGGTCTCAGTTTAAAAAGAGGCAACTCCAGAATCTACGCAGATTTCATGAGTACGTTGTTGATGGAGCTGGATTTGTTTTGGAAAAAGAAGTCAAGGTCTACGGCAAAAACATTCCTGCAGGAGATAGTGTAAAGCTTATTGGTCTCGCCTATAAAAGTCCTCGTACCCTAGCAAAAGGTACAAAAGCAGAAAGACTGTTGGGGTGTGACATTAAAGATTACAAATGCATTTACCCAGCAAATTACGGTAAAGATGTACGGAAGTTTATAAATCGATTCAATAATTATTTTAGATCGAAAACTGATCCTGGATTCGGTACAAAAATATTTGTTATCTCTGAAGACTATCAATTACATTCTATGGGAATTCTGTCGAAGACAACAGATTTTGGTGGAAGAGAAGTCTCCATGAATTCTAGAAATATGAAATGGGGACACCTTGAATCTATTGCTGCAGCAGAAAACCTCACTCTATTAAAACCAGGTAAAACAGTTGAAGCTGATTGGTTAGATAACTTTAATGAGTTGGTTGGTGCTGAGAGAGAAAAGAGAAGAAAGAACGGGGAGTCTATGCTCTTTGATCTTAAGGTTGGAAGTCTCATAATTCCAAATTGTGTTGGTGCCATGGGAGCACCTGGAGCTTCGTCTGATCCAAAAGCAGATATTGTATTCCTATACTACAAGAATAATACTGACTTGAGAATCACTGGATTTACTTCGTTGAAGGAAGGAAGCAAACCAAAAGATTTCCAACAGTGGGGTGGTTTATCTGGATATAGGAACAACCAAGAAGTTTTAGACTTTGTTAATGATCTAAAGACTAGATATCCAAATGGTGCTCCTCCTGGAACAAATATTGGAAGAGAGATAGATGATAATACTTTGAAGGTGGAAGCAGTTTATGGTCCTTTGTATAGAAGAGGGTCATACAATTCCGACTCAGTTCAGTTAATTATTCAGGGTCAACCAACTAGCCTTTCTGGTAACGATCAAAAGGTTTTGAAAGTTGAAGGAAGTATCCACACTGATAGTCAAAATGAAATGAACGAACTTCTTAGTGGTGAGGCAAGACCAGTGTTCATGGCACGTAAAGGAGATCGCTCTGACTTTGGAGTTCCTGGGACTAGAATCTTTATCTATCCTAAAGCTGGTCGTTCGGAGTGGGAGATGATCTGATGGCAAACGTAGTTCACCTTACTCACCTAGAACACCTTGAAGATGAAATGCTTAACTATGGCGTAGAAGGATGTCATGCCGCAGTTAGGTTCATGCGCGAACTCATCAAAATGATGGGAGAGAAAAAAGGATCTGGTTATATGCAGACAAAATGGGATGGATCTCCATCTATAGTCTGTGGATACGATCCAGAATCTAATGATTTTTTTGTGGCAAACAAATCTGCATTTAATGTAGGAACTCCAAAGATTGCATACAACGAACAAGAAATTGATATGTTGTATGGATCTGGTGGTCTTGGGCAAACCTTAAAGACATGCTTCAAGTATTTTCCCAGAATGAATATCAAAGGGATTGTTCAGGGTGATGTTCTTTTCACAGAAGACAAATTGAAGGTAGAGGTAATTGATAAAGAGAGGTATGTCACATTTAGGATGAACACTCTCACATATGCTGTTCCTTATGATCACCCTTTGGGTAGACAGATCATGCAAGCTAAGGTGGGTATTGTATTTCATACTCATTATGATGGTCAGTACATGGACCCATCTGCTTTGCAAGCAAGAGCTGGAGCAAATGTTCCGCAGACTAATGATCTACCAGAAGTTGTTCAGTTCTTTAATGATACTCCTTTAGTTGACACTGCAATTCCTCAATCTCAATTGAGAACATTCGAACAAAATGTGACGATCATTAATAGAATGTGTACCATCACCAAAGATTTTTTGAATGCTCTTGTCGCAAACATGGGAACAACTGGTGATAAAAAATATCATGTTGCTTCCTACGTCAAGCAATTTTTTAATGATGAAGTGAAGAAGCAGAGATCTATATCTGATCCAAGAAAAACTTTAAAGGCTTTGGGTGAGTTCTATCATACTAAAATGATGAAGGTTATAGATGGACTCAAATCCGATAAAGCAAAAACAGAAAAGAGAACCTTAATGTATGCTGGTTTGAAATATCTTGAGGATCATGAGAATGAGTTTCGCGCTATGCTTGCGCTATATAAAAAGATACAAGATAACAAACAAATTGTTATTGATGAGCTCAACCGAGTAGAAGGTTTAGGGGCAGTGAGATATTTTGTTAAGACTCCGAATGGTTATCAGGTAACTAATCCTGAAGGATATGTACTTCACCTTGATGGGGACATGATTAAGTTGGTGAATCGTTTGGAATTTTCTTATAACAATTTCACGGTAGAGAAGGACTGGAAGTAAATGGAAATAGTAGATTATAAATGCGTCTACTTTACCTTTGGTAGATTTCAACCACCAACTATAGGACACGAAGAAAACTTTAGAGCAGTCAGATCAAAAGCTGGAGGATGTGACTGGTACATTTATTTGTCTCAGAGTGTAGATAGTAAGGGGCAAAATCCATTACCTCCAGATCGTAAATTATTTTACGCTAAGAAGATGTTTCCTTGGGCTACAAACAATCTTCGCAGTGGACCCAAAGATCCAGTATCAATCTTGCAAGAGCTGCAGACACAAGGATATGATGATGCTGTTATGGTAGTTGGATCTGATCGAGTTCCTGCTATGCAGTGGATTAAAAAGTATAATGGTAAGGACTTCTTTTTTAGGAAACTTGAAGTGATCTCTTCTGGTGAAAGAGATGCTGATGGAGATACATTTGCAATATCTGGAACCAAGATGCGGAGAGCAGCTCTTGCTGGAGATCTGGCAACGTTTAGATCTGGTATTCCAAAGGCTTTGAGTGATTCAGATGCGCGGAAATTGATGGAAGAGATTAGGTCTAATATGTCATGAGTTATAAATAAAGTATGATCCTCAAACATTATTGATGAATAGTTTTAGCGAGTTCCATAAGAAAGCACAGGTTGCGGAAACAAACATCAACCGTAACAAGTTTTATCGTAATGAAATTTATAAAGTAGGTGAGTGGATTCTTACGGAAAGTGGAAAGGTTGGAAAGATCATCCGCCGTGGACCAAATTATGTTCTCTGTTTGACTACTGAGGAAACAACTTTTAGGACATGGATTACCGATATCAAAGAAGCATTTGAAATCGGCACTGATGCTTACCGAGAGTATCTCCAGTCTTTGACTCCTGGAGAAAAGAAGCAACCCTTCTCTAAAATTAAAGTAAAACAAGTCATTCCCCCAGACCCCAAAAAAGATAAGATGGAAAACAACGAGTACGTATTAGCTGGAGTCGCCGCACTTTCTGGCAAAGTAAAATATCAAGGTCCCCTGGATCGTGTGGATGAGACCTGGCGTTATGATAACTCTGCCAAGATGGCAAACAAAGACGTTAAAGGTCTTGGTGCATCTGGAGTCGGAGGCGGTGATGCCCCTGGCATGAAGATGGCAGAACCAGCTGGAACACAGGGTAAGCCAAAGGTTAAGAAACCTAAGCACTCTTGCGCTACTAAAGTTGAGCACTCTGAGTGGGGAGAGGGTAACTGCATCAAGGAGATGCATACACTCGATGAGCAAGGTAACATCACTCACTATGATGTTATGTTTGAGCATGGTCTTGAGCATAATGTCTCTGTTGCTTCACTTAATATTCTCGTTAGCGAAATGCATGAGCATGTCATCAACGATGAGAAGAATCAAGAAGTCCTCGAAGCAAAGAAAGCAAAGAAGCTTGATCCAGTTGGTAAAGAAGATGACGATGTAGATAATGATGGAGATTCTGATTCATCTGATTCGTACTTGAAGAACCGTCGCGCCGCTGTTTCCAAGGCGATGGGTAAGAAGATGAAGGAAGAGGTTGGAGAGATTGAAGAGAAGAAAGGTCTCTATGCAAATATCCACGCTAAGAGAGAGCGTGGCGAGCGTCCAGCTAGACCAGGTGAAGAGGATTATCCTGCAAAGGATGCCTTCAAGAAAGCAGCAAAGACTGCTAAGAAAGAAGAAGTAGAACTTGATGAGGTTGCTCCTCCTGGTGATAAAGCAGAGCGCACGGTGAAGCACATCAAAAAGTCATATTCAAAAGATGGAAACCTGACTGAGAAGGAAAAGTCCATCGCTTACGCTACTGCTTGGAAGCACGCTAACAAAACCAAGAAGGAAGAGGTAGAGGTTGAAGAGGGCATGAAAGCTGCTCGTGCTAACGTCGGTGCTTCTACCTGCTGGGATGGTTATGAAGCAAAAGGCACCAAGAAAAAAGGTGGTAAGGAAGTTCCTAACTGTGTTAAGAAAGAGCATACCTTCTCTGACTGGCGTAAGGAGATCGCTGAAAAAAAGTAGTCGGTCCCGTTGAGATCATGCCTGAGATCGAAGACCCAGAGGGACAGAAGCAAGGCGACAAAAAGATGCCAAAGGCACCTAAACAAAAAGTAGAAGCGGCTTGCAATCACACCAAAGAAGGTGTAGAATGTCCCGTACATGGAACTAAGGGTTGCCCAGAGCAAAGATAATATATGAGAAAAATTTGGCATGAGGATAGCATTCAAACGCTATCCTCTTTTCGTAATCTTCAAACATATTATCAAGACATTATCCCAGAAGTTTTAAGTTTCGTTGAAGACAATCAACGAATACTTGATGAATGGCGCTTGGATAAATGGGTTGATGATCGTAACCTTGGTAGAGTTAAGTTGTGGGATGGTGACTGGAGAGTTATTCCATTCCCAATTAACTGTGTGGGAACCACTGCAACTGATGAGGACTTTGAGCTCAGTGAGATGGTTACTTTCACAAAGCTATTCAATACCACAACAGAAAGATGTCAAGAGATTCTTCCTTTAATAAGACAAAGTTTTATTAAAACTTGTCCTCTTACCTTTAAATACTTACAGGAAGATATTGATAATAAACTTTTAAAGTCTGCAACTATTTCTCGTCTTTCTCCAGGAACAATTATTAATCCTCACTGTGGAGACATCGATTCACTCCGTATTCACTTTCCTGTCGTTACAGATCCTGGCGCATGGATTAAAGTCAGAGGAAGAAGAAGAGTATGGAATGTCGGTGAGGTTTTTGCATTCAAAGATCATGACAAGCACTGGGTTAAGCATGAGGGAAGTCATGACAGGATTATTGTCATTCTCGATTATAGTATTGAACAGTTAACAAAACATGGCATAGCTCTTCTAGAAGAGGATCCAGATGCTATATAAACTGTAGAGTTTGGATTAAAACATGGGCGCAGTAGTATCGGTCGTAAAACCAATTATTATGCAACTTGCGACACACCCAGCTGTTAAGAATCTTGTGATTGATCTTTTAACTAAGTATGTAAAGACAACTGACAATAGTATTGACGACATGGTTCTTGTTACTGTTAAGCAACTTCTGTTTAAACCACAAGCCGAAGCATGATATTTGAGAGACAAATAAGGTCTCCCTTTTTATAAATAAAATATAGATATTCGTTAAACCTGGAGAAACCATGTCCTTATACGGAAGAACGGACAGCACCGAGAACCAGACTAAGGCTGGTCGTGGTGTTGTTTCAGACTCAAACACAAAAATAATTGTTTTCATCGATGACACTGAAGCTCAGCTTGAGGAGAACAAGTCTCGCGGTTTGACTTCTCCAGGTTGGTGGGCGTATGATACCTATACCGACATGCACGGTAACACCCGTCACAAAGCAGAACTGATGGTTGTAGTTGCTGGTCCTGAAGCTAACGCTGATGAGACTCTCGCTGATGACGCATACGCAGCAGACGTAGCATCGTCAGTAACTATTACTGTTCAACCTGCAAGTTCCACTTCTTCCTCTGGTGCTGGTTCATTCACCCTTACTACAACGACAACTGGAACTCCTGGAACTCTTGTTTATCAGTGGCAGCGTCAAACCGCAACTGGCAGTCGTTGGACCGATATCACTGCCTCTCTTGATAGCGGTATCACCTATGCTGGTTTCACAACAGCAACTCTCGCATATAGCGGTCTTGCAGGTGCTACCCTTAATGGTTACAAGTATCGCGTTAAAGTCACTTCTACTGGCGGTACAGAAGAAGTGATTTCTAATGGCGCTGCAACTCTGACCTTTGGAACCTGATAACTTGTAATGAGATTTGATGAATTGAATGAAGATAATTATCTTCTCTTCGCCATTAGAAATTATGACAATCCTCAGGCAGCAACCAAAGAGGATTTCTTTGAAGACTTGAGGCGCTTTAAATACATAAAGCGCCTCTTAAAAAAGTATTCAAAGGGTGAGGAGATTAAGTTAAATCTTCTTTTAAATCATATCATCATACTGTATAATGTTTTTGGTGAAGCTGCAACTCCTCTCCTATTTTTCAAAATGGAAAAGGAGTTCTGGTCAATTTTGAAATCGCTCATGATTTTCCTGAGTAGATATCCAGAACCAGATACTACAAGCCTAAGGGAAATCAAAATCAACGATGAAATAATAGAGGAGTTGAAAAAGTTATGATGGGATCTGCAGGAATTACAAACGTTGGTCCTATTAATACACCTACGACTGGGCAAGGTGCCATCGCTGGCGTCGATCCAATCATGAAATTTTCCAAAAGGGCAACTAAAAAACGTAAGAAAATGGAAGCCGCTGGTAAACAGTGGGAACGTCGTAGAAATGATCCTACCTATATAGATGGTAGGAGTCAAGCTGCTCGCAAACTTATTAAACGTCTCGCTAAACGCAAAAGAAAAATGTCAGAAGAAACAATTCTTGAAGCTGAAGGATCTAGTTCTTCATCGAGTGGTGGAGAAACAACCAAACAAGCTTATAAATTCATCGCTCAGAAACGTAAGGTTCTGAAGAAGCAAGAGCGTGAAAAGCGTGCAGCAAATCGTAAGCAAGAGATTCAATTAATTTCTCGTGCTAAGTCTACTGACTATCAGAAGAAAGCAAAAGCACGTCAGCAAAGTCTCGCACAGCAACTGCAGAGGCAAGCACAAAATAATTCATATGACTTTGATGGTTTGACTTATCTTGAATCGTTTTTAAGTCAACTCAAAGAAGAGAATCAAAATCCAGTATACTATTTCTTTAACGACGAGAGCGAACTGGAAGTTACTGCTGAGATGGCAGGACAATTCATCGCTAGATTTGAAGAACTCAGCGAAGAAAATATGGAAAAGTTTATTAATCTTCTTCCATCAAGCGCAGACTTTGTTATCAACTTCATGCAAATGTGATGCCCTTTGGATATATTGATGTATTGAGTGAATCTGAAGCTAAGCAATCTGTCGAGGTAGTTCACAAATTAAACAAGGTTTGGATCAGGAGATCTCCTGATCCTGTTCCTTTTTATACGTTAGGTGCTGTAACTTATATTGATGCGTGTAGAAGTCAAGAGCAGTACCACAAGCATAGGAAACTTTTAAATCCAATACTACTCAAGAATTTTTCTTGGTTGTATGATATTGTCTTGAAAAAATTATCCGATCACTTTGGACCTTGTGAGTTACTTTCGGAAGTTGCATATCCTGGGTTTCATATTTTTGGTTCAAAGTTAGGAGAAATGATGCTTCCTTCTGCACTGAAAGCGATGCAAAAACCATTAGCTTCTTTGCATGTTGATATCCAATATCAGGAGCATTATAATGTTTGGAATAAATTTGGTCCAATTGATTATAATGATTTATTTTCTTTTACGCTTTCTTTGGAGTTGCCAAAAACAGGAGGATCTTTATATCTATGGGATAGTATAGATCTTACTGCTGATCAAATATCTACTTTCAATTTTCAAGATCCTAGAGATAAAGAAAATCAAGTTCCAACCCCAAAAATCATAGAGTATGAAGTTGGAAAACTTTTTTATCATACTGGGCATGTACTACATCAAATTGCTCCTGGTAAAAATTTGTCAGCAAATGATAAAAGAATTACCCTACAAGGACATGGTGTAAATTGTAATGGGATTTATAGAATATACTTTTGAAATAAATATATTTTGATTCCAATCAGCTTTTTTGTACGATGGATGCTAACTCTGCCATTATTGACAGACTAGAAAGAATAGTAGCTTCACTTCAAGATAACTCTATTAAGATGGGGCAGCTTCTCGCTGTTCATCAAGAGAAACTTGATAAGCAAGAAAAGGCAGATGACATCTTATTTGAGAAGATAGAACATATACATAAAGATCTTCACGAAAAGACTGACGAAATCAAAAAAGGATGTGAGCGTGACATCAAACTTGTTGATGGACGTATCAGAGAATTGGAAAAGAAACTGTGGAGCATCGCTGGAGCTTTCGCTGTTCTCACGTTTATGGTTTCCGACGCTGGTATTAGAATTCTTAAACCCATCTTGACTCCTTCCCCAGACAGTGCTAATATTCAGGCAGAGACAAAGTTGCCTAGATGAGTTTTATTGACGAAAAGTACATAAGTCTTTCGTCCTCCTTTTTAGATAAGTTCTCCAAGAAAAAACCTGGAGTATATAACTTCCGATGCCCCTACTGCGGTGACTCTCAAAAGCACCGAAACAAAGCTAGGGGTTATCTTGTTAAGAAGAGGGCTGATTATTTTTACAAGTGCCATAACTGTGGCGTAGGTAGATCCTTTTCTAACTTCATAAAGGAGCAGGTGCCTCATCTTTATGATGAGTATCTGATGGAACACTATAGTGAAGGTCATACTGGTAAGGGAACTCCTATTCCCAAACCAACCCTTCCGACCTTTGATACGCCTGTCTTCAAATCAAAAAAAGTAATAGACCTTACACCAATATCTGAGCTAAATAACTTTCACCCAGCTCGGGCATATTTGCTTGGTAGAGGTATTCCAGAAGAAAAATTAAAGGAGTTTTATTTCTGTCCAAAATTCAAAGAGTGGACGAATAAACAAAAGGAAACATTCTCGGATACCAACAAAGACGATGAACGCATCATCATTCCACTCAAAGACAAGGAAGGAAATCTATTCGGATACCAGGGAAGATCTCTAGAACCAGACGCAAGAATGCGTTATATCACCATCATGCTAGATGAAGATGCCCCAAAGGTTTTTGGTCTTGATCGAGTAAAGAATGATGAAACCGTATACGTTGTTGAAGGACCATTCGATTCTCTATTCTTAGAAAACAGCATCGCCATGTGTGGTGCTGATGTAGATCTCAGTGGATTCAACTATAATCTTGTATACATCTTTGATAATGAACCGAGAAACAAACAAATTACAGATCGAATTGAGAAAGCAATAGATTCTGGATATCCAGTGGTTATTTGGCCAAAGGGTATTCACGAAAAGGATATTAATGACATGGTTAAAGCTGGCATTAATGCCAAAGATGTGATAGAATCTAACATCTATCAAGGGCTAGAAGCAAAGTTAAAACTTACAGATTGGAAAGTATGAGTAACGGAATCAAAGTTGTTAAGAGAGATGGTAGAACTGAGCCCATTAATCTTGACAAGGTTCATAAGATGGTGGACCTGGCATGTGAAGGTCTTGCAGGAGTCTCCCCATCTCAAGTAGAAATCAATAGCGGTCTGCAATTTTTTGATGGCATCAAGACAAGTCAAATCCAAGAGATCTTGATTCGATCTGCTTCGGATTTGATTACTCTAGACAACCCAAACTACCAATACGTAGCTTCAAGGCTACTTCTTTTTGGTTTGAGGAAGTCTGTCTTTGGACACCCTGAAGAATTTCCTGGTCTTGTAGATCAGGTACAACTTTGTGTTGAAAGAGGAGTATATGACAAGACTATTCTTGCAAAATATTCTGCTGAAGAATGGGATGTTCTGAATAGATTCATCGATCACGATCGTGACTTTCTGTTTACATATGCTGGATTGCGACAAGTAGTGGATAAATATCTTGTCCAGGATAGAAGCTCGGGAGTCCACTACGAAACTCCTCAGTTTATGTACATGATGATCGCTCTTACCCTGTTCCAAAATTATCCTAAGGAAACCAGGATCGATTATGTCCGTCGATACTACAGCGCAATCAGCAAGCACAAAATCAACATTCCAACCCCCATCATGGCAGGAGTGCGAACGCCACTTAGACAATTCGCTAGCTGTGTTCTTGTTGATGTTGATGACACCCTCGATAGTATCTTTAGTAGCGATATGGCTATTGGCAGATATGTTGCACAAAGGGCGGGCATCGGTATCAACGCAGGTCGCATCAGGGGCATCAACTCTAAAATCAGAGGTGGAGAAGTGCAACACACAGGTGTTGTCCCATTTCTCAAAAAGTTTGAGGCAACTGTCCGATGCTGCACTCAAAATGGCATCAGAGGTGGATCAGCGACAGTCCACTTCCCAATCTGGCACAAAGAAATAGAAGATATTATTGTACTCA